TAGCCGAACAGTTCACGGCGGAGACGGGATAGATTGGGAAGCCTCTGGTGCTCCTGGCGGCCGCTCGATTAAAGCAGATTACGGCCAAACCGCAGGCAACCTGGGCAACCTGCCCGACACCGGCTTCGAGGCGGCGCTGGCCCTGGGCTCACCGCCCTACATTGGCAGTATTCGTGAGGGCAAGCCTGGAATAGATATTGAGAAACTAGGTAAGGCCGGGCCAAATTCACAGGCGCGCATAATGAACGGTTATGGAAGTGGCCCGGGTCAACTGGCGCAGATGCCCGAAGGCTCTTTTGACTTGGCCCTGTCCTCACCTCCATTCCAGTCCACTTACGTCAAAGGCGGCGAGACAAAAGGCTTTCATTCCTACGACAAGGATGAGGCATACAACCGATGCAAGCGTGACTATGACATCCCGCAGTCTGACGGCCAACTCGCCGCCCTGCCCACCGGCGACCACGCGGCGGCGCTGGAGGCGGGCGCGGAGACGGGGAGGGCGGAACTTTGCCTATCATCGCCGCCGTGGGAAACCAGTGACGTAGCGCATAATTTGAATGCTGCCAACCGCGAGAAATTTGGACATGTTGGCTCAGTACTCGCTGGGCAAACTGACGAATATGGACAAACCGAAGGACAAATGGGCAACGAAACCGGCTCCACGTTCTGGGCCGCAAGTAGGCAGATATTGGAGGAGGTCTATAAGGTGCTCGCGCCGGGCGGGCATGCGATATGGGTTCTTAAAATGTTCGTCAGGTCGGGGCGGCTGGTAGATTTCCCTGGGCAATGGGAGGCGCTATGCCAGTCTGTCGGCTTCCACACTGTCTGCAAGCATCGCGCCTGGATGAACAAGAATGCTGACATTATGCAGATCACGTTGGACGGTGATGAAGTAAGCATGGAGAAGTGGTATAAGAGCTTTTTCAGAATTTTATGCGAGAAAAAGGGAGCACCGCGCATCGACTGGGAGTTGATTTTATGCATGGAAAAGCCGCAGTGACCGCTCGCACCAAAGCCCTACTTGTGAGAATCTGCTACAGTTTGAACTAGACGTTATGGAGGCAGTGCAATGTTAGGATACGTAGTTTTAGGTTTGCTTTTATTCGCGGCTGTGATTTGCGTACTCATCTTGGTGTTCGGCTTCCGCAAGCCAGGGGTGGGCGGGCGGTGACAGAGATCATAAACTATGGCACAAGTCCAGATGATAAAACAACGGCTGAGGCGGTCAACTTTCTGGTGCGGTGGGCACTCAAACAAATGCCGCCGTTGTCAGTTATCGCTGCTTGCGATCGGGCACTGTGGTGGGCATATCAGCGTCTGCCTGATGATGCAGAGGAGGATGCCAGTGACTGAGAAGCAAGCATTCTACGGTTCCCGCCGCATCTTTGAATTGACGGTAGGGGGCAATCCAATTCCAAAGGGTCGCCCGCGCGTTGTAGACGGCCATGCTTACACGCCAGAAGCCACCAGGGACTATGAGGCGTTGATCAGGGACGCGGCGGCGCTGACGTGGACGCAGGAACCAATGAAGGGGCCGCTATCGATTCAACTGACATTCTACCGTGCAGATAGGCGGCGCGTGGATTACGACAACCTCGCCAAGAGCATCGCGGATTCCTTACAAGGCATCGTCTATCACGACGATAGCCAGATATTTAGCGCACTCATCACCAAACGCATCGGGTGCGACAGGCCGCGCGTGGAAATAGTAGTTATACCAAGACAGGAGGCAAGATGAAACTAAAACTTGGCATGATCGTGACAGTTAAGCTGAATAACGAGGAGTTGCAACTTCGCGTCGTCGCAACTGGTGGCGATGGCAAAGAGTGCCTGAGCCTTAAAGCGCCGCTGGTGCGATTGCTCAGCGCGATGGCGATCGGCGACACGCTGACGTGGCAAGCGCCCGTGGCGGGTGCCGAGCCGATGAAGGTGGAGTTGGCGAGAGTGGAGGAGGCGACATGTTCCTAACAACCAAGGAAACCGGCGGGCCGCTCATCTTCTCACTGCGCCAAAGTAATCGCTATCTAGCAATCAAAGGGCGCTGGGATGCTAGCCAATTTTGCGCCTTCGACATCGAGCAACTGGCCGAGGCACTGGGCCAGGCCACCGGTGAGACGTGGCAGGAACACCGGTCGCTGATCCTGCTGGCGTGCTGTGGGGGGCGGCTGTTTGAGTGGTTAGATACAGGAGGTGAATAATGTCAGTTAGCGTCTACGTGGAAGCGCATCGTAAAGTTAGCGAGGATGACTTGGAATATCTGCTAGCTTACAATGCTCTCGTTGCAATAGGTATTGAGCCGCCGAACCGGATAATAGAATATCTACAAGAGGCATTAGGCAATGATAGCCGGTTACCAGATGAGGAAATTGACATGCCCACTGGCGAGATGATTTCCATCAGCATCCGAGGCGAGGGTGATGTAAAGTATAGCAACGGCATGATCATCAAGATCGCTGACTTGCCGCTGGGAACTGAGGCGCTGCGGATTTATACGAGTTAGTTGTTTGAGTGACTAGATATAGGAGGGGGCTTGACATGATATGCGGTGATATATTGTATCTCTCAGGCTATTACCGCAGCAGCGTAAACTGTTCATTCGTCTGCATGCTAGAGAAGGAGCATAGCAGCCCGCACCGTGACGAATTTGAGCATGAAGGGAAGTCAGTTATCATTGAGTGGCAGGACACAGACAATGACGCCCCGGGAATTGCCAATAGCCGACACCTGTTGCTCACGCGCCAGATTGAAACGCCAGTTTCGAGTGTAGTCTGAAAGCGAGCCGAGATAGGCACATTCCGGCGTGTCCCTACATTCGCCTTTGAGCGCGGCCTCAACTGCCGTTAGGTGTCGCTCCCCGGGCCGCCTCCACCCGTGCCAGCGACCGGGCCTCAATCGCCACGGGTGATACCCGCGCAGCGTCACGTCCTTGACCACCGTGCACGCAATCCACCGGTCGCACGTGGCGCAGTCGTGCACCGTCTCGCCGGCCACTATCCCGGCAGCATCATGTATCCAGCGTGGCGTGGCCCAGCCCGGAAGCAGCGGCGGGCACTCGCTCGGCAGCGCTTGGCAGGTATCCGCGGTGATACAAGCGGCGAGGCAAAGGCTTACCAAGCGCCCGCCAGCTTGGTCATCGTCGCCAGTAGCGCCGCGAGATTGGCAATCTGCAGGGCAACTTTCCACAGCCGCTCACCCTGCCGCACCTGTGCGCCTGCCACAGCGTCGATGCGTTCGCGCATGCGTGGATGCACGTTCTCGTTATGCCCATTACACCAGGTCTCCAGTTTCGCCGCGCGTTCGCATACTAATGCAATGCCAGCGGCCAGTTCATTGACGCGGGACTGGAGGCGTCCGAGTTCGTCGAGTAGCATTTTGTTTGTGACTGCCATGTTAGGTTCCTTTGATGCGAAGTAAGCGCATGCCGTAGAGTGCCCGACTTAAGTCCCAGTGATCTTGGGCGTAACGCTCTAGCAATCTGGTGCGCGTCCCATCCCACGGATCGGCGATAATCAAATCCTTGCCGTCTGGTGTGAATCGCTCGGCGACGCAAAAGTGTTGATTAAACTTTGCCGTGATAGGAATGAAATCTGCCTCGAAGATGCAAGGCCCCTTCGCCAGTTCTGCCTTGAACCGCTTCATGTCTGCCGCGCCATGATGCCAACGCAGCGGGCCGTCATGGCTTACATCTACTGGCCCGTCGTAGCGCATGCGCGGGTATGCATCCGGTATCCTATCGGGTCGCCCCAGTAGTGCACCAGAGAAGCATCCCGCCTCACGCAGTTTGGCCGCCACCGTCGGCGGGTCGTCGGTGTAGCCTGCGAGGCTCAGTATCATGGCCACGGCAGTGACGTAGCAACCGGCCTTGCCGAATGTCATGCCGCCGGCATAGACGAGATTGCGCCAGCGTGGATCACGCTGTGAATAGAGAGTAAGGCCAGGTGCCAGCACCTTCATCTCGGCACGCAGGCGTGGCGTCAGGATGAGGAAGTCCACGCCAGGCTCAAATACTACTGTCGTCGCCGCTAGTTCTGTGAGACGCACGAGGTCAACTGAGAGTGAGATGCGCGCGGGATCAGCAGGGCGGAATATCAGCCCGCCGCTATTTAGGTCTTTGAGTAGTTCGTCTATGGCGTTCATTCTAACCTCCTAATCTCTCCTCCCTCGCCTGCGCTATCAGCCGTGGCAGAAGTCCAGATGCCACCAGCATGGCATCTTCCCAGTCCTCTTTTTTGCCAGGCCCTAGCGTCTCATTCTGAGCACCGGCGGCAGACGGTAGGTAGCTGGTGTTGTCGGCGACAATGAAGCTATACCCCGTGATCGTGATGTCGTCCATTCTAACCTCGCTCTAACGTTATTCTAACCTTATTCTAATGTTGTTCTAACAATCTAACCTTTTCTAACGTCATTCTAACGCTATTCTAACCCTTCTAGTGCTTCTCTTAGCGCCTTTGGCGTCGTCGCCTTAATCGGTATGTATTCAACACCGGGATAGTGCTCGGCATAGAAGTCGGCCAGGTCACTGGGCCAACCGCCGGGATTAACGGCGATGATGCGGCGATAATCAAGGTCGCCGATTCCGGCGTCGTCAGCTGATCCGCCAATCGTAAATCGCTTCGCGTCCCACGTCGCATCTATCACTGCGAGCGCCCATTCTGCGTCTGCGTCGGGTGGGAGTAAGGTATAAGTTCTCTCATACTGAACTCGCGGCAAGCCCCGCTCTTCTGGCGGAGGTGGCTCTGGCGGTTCTTCCTCTACGACTACCAGCGCCGCGTCGTCCCAGTAGGCATCATTATGCTTGAACCGCCACATCGTTGTGCTGCGCAGGAACGCGGTCACCGTCTCCGCTCGTGCCTCCGCCTCAACACTGAGTTGCTGGCAATAGCCGTTGTATATCGCCCATGACGTCCCCCACTCAACGGTGTCGGCTCGCGGGTCGATGCCACCGGTCGGGTCAATGCCGACGGTGAAGGCAAAGTTCCCCCTGGCGTCGTTCCACGGATCGCCGTTCAGCGGCGGTACTTCGTCGGTGCGGATTGCCACGACTTCTCTGCCCACGCCGCACGAGCAGCGCCCGTCGTCGGCGCAGCCCGCGTGGCCCTCCAGGTTATGATTTGACCAAGCATGCGCGAACGCTGTCAGGCGCAACCGCTGCCCCGGCTCAACTTGCACCTGTTGCAGGAAGCCCGCATCGTGGCGGCGGTTGAACGTGAACAGGAGTATCGCCTTCTCGCCGCTGTGCACGCGGCGTGGATACTGCGCCGCCCAGGCATCCCGCACCTCTGGCTGATCAAAGGTGCCAGGGTCGTGCTTGAACCAGGTCAGCCAGCCGCCGGAAGGTGTGAAAATATTCCCCACGGTCGACTGGTACGGCGGCGTATCGGGTCGGCAGATCAGCGCCTCGTGAGATGCGCCTGCGCCCCAGTCGGCTTCGAAGCCTGGATTATGAAGAAGGTTCGTCATCGTCCACCTCACTTTGTGCTGAAAACGCGTAGGTATCCTTGCACATCATTTACAGTTATTTCCACCCAATCCTGCTGAGTGGCCCCGGCGCTCCCAGCATCTATTAGTTTCAAATCTTCCGTAGATAGATACCACGTCAATGAGCGCTCACGCGCCTCTAATGCGGCGATGCGCCTCTCCAGCTCTCGTAATCGTGACGCTGACGCTATTCTCTCTTGTATGTTCATGGTGCTGTTACCGGTGTCTCTATTTCTATATCAATCACCTCGAATTGCTTGGAAGATGGAGCGACGGTAACCGTCACTCCGCTAATTTTGTGCTCCTTTTCAATACCAAATGCACGGGCGGTTACCAGGTCTCCTAGTTCATAATCGCCGCCACTGATAACCTGACCGTAAAAACATGCAGGCGCCTGTACCACCTCCCAGGTAAATCGTTCGCGTGCTCGCAATTTATTCAGGCGTTCATTGCCGGCATCCTGCAATCCTAGTGGCGATGTGCGAGTTCGGGCATCCACGAATGTCTCTATATCGTTACTGACGCTATAATCATCGCCAAGCATAATTCGTGTGTCTCTCTCGTCCTCCTCACCTTGCCCGCCCACGACGGCTACCGTCTTTTCATTTATCCGGCCATGATGATAGCGCGGGTTAGCCATATTCCCGCGCTCATGCGCAAAGATAACGGTCGAGCGCCTGTCGGCTCCCCGTTGACCGGTATACCAGCGAAATTCCCATGCTTGCGCTGCTGTTTTGATGAGGTCAAAATCCCCACCGGCTGCCATCGCCAAATCCTGCAATTCCACGAGCAGGTTCTTATATGCACATTTCCAACTCAGCGTATTGCCCGCCGCTCCATCTGTTTGAATACTCAAACCTGTGATTGCTCCCTCCCGCAGTCGCCCGTTGGCCATTGTAGCGTTGGCGCAGGCATTATAATCTACCAGCGTTTTCATGATCGTCTCAGCAGCGATGCCGGTGAATACTGTCCGGTTCGTCGTCTCCGTGTACCAGGCTATGATGCGAGTAGCTAGGAGCCACATTTGTCCGGGACAGTAGGCGGTGAAGATATTACGCTCGGCATATTGCCGTTCTTGGCTGAGATACAAGCCATAAAAATCACAGTGCCAATCTAGCCCGCGCCGCTCATTGCGTCGCCATACCTCGATTTGACTTCTATTCTCCAATAGTGCCACGCTGCCGTGATCACCACGCATGTTAAATTTAAGCAAACCGGGAATATTGACGCGCTTGGTATAAGCGAGTACCCCAAAGTCAGTAGTTTCAGCAACGAGCACGCCAGCAGGGGAATAGAAACGTAATTTATACGCCGCGCCAGCCACGCCTGCTGCCGTCTCCGGTGGCGGTGATGCCCAGGTTACGGTTGCGCTGAATCCTACACCCAGTGCAAGCCCCAGTGTAATTAGCCCCGCTCCCCCCTCGTATTCGGCATAACCCAGGTCTGGCGCAGTGCCGTTGTAAGGCAGCCCGACGTCTACTCCTTTATCTATGCAGACGCTAGTCGCGAGCAGGGTGTAATCATCACCAGCAGCATTCACAAAACCAGGATCGCCGCTGCCAGTTGTATCATGTGCACCAACTAGCGTATCCGTGCAATCAAACCAACCGTTGTAATCGCTGTCATAAGAAGCACCCTCACTTACGCCGATCTGATTGGTATCATACGCCAAGTTATTGCGAAATTCAATATTTGTGGCCGTACTAGATAGCCGATATAAATATTCTGGCATATCGTGAAACGTGTTGTCGTGAATTTCCAAGCCGTCGTTCCACGACACCCAGACTGCCGCTGCCAGCCAGGCCGGCGAGGGAGACTCTGGCACGAACTCATAGAAGAGATTTTTCTGGATGGTTCCACCGTTGAACTCGCCAACCGCAATTCCGCTTTCACAATCGTAGAATTCGTTGTCTTCCACCAGGCAATCAGTGACATCGTTCTGGATGACGAGGGCTGCGCCGATGCCGCCGCCGTTGCCTCCACACGTCCCGTCGCAATAGCGGAAGCCGTTGAATACACAGTCACGGATGGTTGGGTCACCGGACTTAAAGTCACAGCCGTTCTCCGAACATTTTCCGATTGTCGTGTACAGATGGCAATCTTCTACAGTGACAGTGGTTACAGGTTCGCCCCCGAGGGCACAGATGCCATCGCCGCGAATATCATAGATAGTGCAATTGCTAATCGTGATACCCGATCGCGTGCCTGCAATCAAAATGCCATGGGAATCGCTGACGTTCGTCTTGAACGTGTCGCGGATTATGCAGTTATCTATTAACGTGTTCGTGGTGGTGTAGCCACCTGCGAAGTAGATTGCACCGTCGCCCCCACTCTGTGCCAAATCACAGTTTTGGATGATAGCATAATTGGCGGCGCGAATCTGAATTTGAGAGTGGCCGATATAATCTTTGTCGAAATCGAGGCCATCTAATGTCCAGTAGTTGGCGCGCAGGCTGATAGAATGATTTGCGCCAGGCGTCTTGATAGTGACGCCTTCGCCGGTATATGCCTTGAGCGTGACTCGGCTACCACTTGAGCCTACAATCTCACAGACAATCGGGGATTCGACGTAGATACGACTGCCCGGCGAATCGCCGCGCACGTGCATTGTATCGCCCGCGCTCAGGTCAGCAGTGTGCCCGGCGATATTATTCCACGGATTGCCGATTGAACCATCGCCATCCGCGCCGCTGTTATCTACATAGTAATCCACGGCTTGACAACTCCTTGTCCACGTGATAGAGGGCGCTACTGTTAATTAACCTCAGTTGGTATCATAAGCAGTATCTTCATTCCGCGCTTACGGCAGAACAGCGAGAGCAGCCAGCGCCAACGGCGGCAGAGTAAGGTTATCATTCTGGGCTATGGCGGCGGATCAGTATACGGACCTACCGCAAGCCAATTGATCTTGACGCTCGTGTGTGTCCCGCCGCCGGTGTCTACCCATACCAAATAAACCTGGTTTGTCGCTGGAGACTGGATGGCGACGCTAATATCATTTTGCGTATCGGTGGCAGAATAGATCGTAGGGATGACTATGGGTGCATAGGAAAAGGTAGTAGGAAACGTTACTATCACATAACCAGCGTTAGTTGCCGAGCCAGTCCATTCGACACATCCTGCTTGCATTCTGACTAATGTCGGCGTATAAGTCGTCGTGCCTTCCGTGCTCCAGATAGTAGCGCTCCCGCCCTGCCGCCGAAAGAATTGCGGTACTCTATTGCCTATCTTTGTATCATCTACTGAATCGTCGGCAAGGTGTACTGTGTCAATTGAGCTATCTACGTACTGGTCACTATCAACCGAGTTAGCCGACATGTGGGCCAGATCAATTGAGCCGTCTACATATTGCGGACTATCAACCGAATTGGCCGACATATGCGCCAAGTCAATTGAGCCATTAGTATAGTGCTGGCTGTCTATGGTGTCATCGTCAATCATATCTCCATCAACAGCGATATTCGGGTGAAGGAATTCGCGTTCATCTGTCACGGTGATGACACCGCCGGTCGTGATACTCGCCTGGCAAAGCGGGATGTCCCAGGTCGTGCCATCAGTTTGCACGATAGACGGCGGGTTGCCTGTGCCCTCTGTGCCTGCGATGCGCGTTATTCTCACGGTCTGCGCTGACCAATTGGCGCGCAGCACGAGGCGGTCAATACGCGTATTGGCAGAGGGCGTAGGGATGGCAGTGTCAACGCTGGCGGTATTCCAGTAGGGAAAGCCGAAGATGAGGGCCGCGCCCGTATTGGTTGCCACCGGTGAGGAAGTACCGGTCGTCGCTAGTTCATTGAGATAATCCTTCGCTACACCTTCATTGTCAGCGCCGACAAAGAATTGCCGCTGCCAGCGGATAACCTCTGCCTGAGTATAAGCGGTCGCGCCGTCACCGGTCGCACCGGTTGTAAAGAGGAGGCCCTTCTCAGCCATTTGACATATCTCCTATTATATGGTATACTTCTGCTATTCTATATTAGCAGAAGGAGCAAAACAATGCCCAAAGTAAATCACCAGAAAGTTCTTGAATATTTGCAATTGCGCCAATATACACAAGGCCAGATTGCTGAAAAATGTAATTGCTCCAGATATGTCGTTGGTAGAATAGCAAAAGCCAATGACCTGTCTCCTGGTCAGGGTATCACTCACCAGTGGACTTTTCCTGGCTCTTCGCCAGAATTGGCGTACATAATCGGCTTCTTTCTCACGGATGGAACGCTTCTTCGCAACTATAAATCTAAGGCGGCCAGGGGCGTTGCCCTTTGCAATACAATAACAGAAATACTTGACCATCTCGAAAGGTGCCTTTCCCATGTTGGACTCCCAGCCAAAAGGACAAGAATGGTGCAAAGAAGTGTTGATAATGAAAAGCACAATATTCACATTAAGGCTGGTGGTATAATCTACCATATCCGTTGCTATTCCACTCTCTTTGCTCGCTGGATGGATCGGCAATGCTCTGGCAAGTCCATCATTCCTGCTTTCCTATTCAAGGCCAGCCTTCCTGATAAAATGGCGTTCGTTTCTGCTGCCATTGACGGCGATGGCTATGTACAAGCCAACGGCGGTATTCGTATTCGCAACACCCAAGAATGGATTCTGCAACTCCCTGCGCTTCTTGATTCTGCTGGAAATAGACACGCTAATCTACGCTTAGTAAGTATCTTAAAATCAGGTAAAAAACTTTATGGCCTTAGCATACGGCGGGAAGATTTCCGTGCCCTTGGCGGGCACTTCTATCATCCAGTCAAGCAAGATAGAATGCTTCATGCCGTGAGCGACTTTTCAAAGTTCAACAAACCAAAGCCTAAAACTGTCTGCCCAAACTGCGGGCGCAAAAACAAATCAAAAAAGTCCGAACTATGCCGCGAGTGCTACCTCAAAAGTGACAAATTCTATGAGCATCTGATGCGAATCGCGCCATTGGGTGGCAAAGCCGGAAACATTGCCAGGTGGGGCAATCGCTAATCATATCCCTACAAACCTATCAAACCATTGAATTATAACTTCCGTTGCTGCCGTCACTGATGTACCTGACACCTGGATCCCGTTCTGGCCGTCTGTTATGTCGGGATCTGCTGCTAAATGCCAGGTTGCCAGGTCACTATCCTCTGTCAAATCGGCTATCTTGTTTACATCGCTGCTATCTAGCACAGTTTTGTATGCATAACGGCAATCTATATCATAATAGTCGGCAGCGGCTATCGTAGTACCATCAAAGTCCAACTTCTCATCTGTCGCCAGGTTGGTTACGCAGGCGTCGGTGATGGGGCCGGTGATGCGTATGCGATACGGATATGCTAACCAACTGCCGTCATAGTCAATCGTCACTGCCTGATTGAGCGTACTAACGCCAATATTTAGCGGTATCGCCATTGGAATCTCAAATGCCGCTGAGCCACCACCTAGCGCAAAGATCGCCGTCTTGCTGACAGGGTCATAGAATGAAGGATCGGCGGCTCTTAGCGTCACTCCGGCAGCGTGCGTGTAACGCATCTTCTCTTGGCTTCCCAGGTTCATATTGCCGACAAATTGACAATCCAATTGACGCACGTCGCCGTTTTCTAGTGTGAACCGCAATTTGAGTGCATCGTTTGTTGGCTTGAACAGATTCATCAATGCCGTGCGCCGGGCCCAATAGTTGCTCATGGACATGCCTTCTATGAGCAGCGCTAATTGCACGGTGCGCGGATCGCCACGAAAGCCCAGGTCGGTTACGCCGTGTTGCATTGGCCCGCGTTGGGTGAGTCGGTGAGATGGCATCATGCCCACGCCGTCGTGGCCCAGGTGTTGACAATAAGTACCGTCATCCAGGCTGTACTCTATGCCATTGACGATAACGTCTAGGTTCATTGCACACTCAGTAGTTGCATTATTCGGATGTCATCGCACAGACTGCGCTCAGATTGGTAAGCATAGTTTGCAGAGATATTAAAATTAGTATCACCGGCTCTATATTGCGCCGCCACCTGCGCAGGTAGCACCGCCTCGCCTTTGTGTAAGTAAGCCCAACCGGTGCGCGGCACGTAGTCAGTGCCGTGCTGATAGCCTACCTCGCCACTAGCAGCGTGCCAGGGGGGAACACCTGTAGATGAGTAATTTGTGACGATGTCAATAGTCTTCGGTACGCCCATGATCGCCGCTGTTACCTTGTCGATTGCCTCGACGCCCTCAGCAGCCCCACTTGATATACCCGCCCCAATTCCCGTGCCTGCTTCACTGGCTACTGGCCCCAGCCCGCTTATTTCCTCACCTATTCCCAAGATTGAATTGATCGTATTGTCTACCGACTCGCCTTCGGCAAAACTATCGAGCGCGGCATTCATATTCGTTGCCGCCGCCCATGTTTCCTCATCTATGATGCCCATCGCTCTGGCTGTCTCTAATGCCAGTTCTGTTTCGGCGCTTGTCCAGCCCTCTGTTGCCAGGCGGGCCATCATCATGTCATAGACAATTTGGTTCATCACGGCGCGGTGCTGGGCGTCCAAGCTCACCAGTTCGCCTTCCAGGCTCACCAGCGTTGCCTCTGTCTCTGCTATCTCACCGTCATAATTACCGTGCTGTGCTCCTAGTTCCTTTAATCGTTTCCTTGCCTCAATAAGTTCGTGGCTAATTCTCACTTGTTGCGCCGTGTAATCCTCATTGGCCTTTGAGACTGGCCCCTCCAGTGCCTCTGTGAGCATGCTCATTTCACTAGCATACGTGACAACTTCTGTAGCCGTCTCCCCCAATTGTACATCTACGTCAGCAACACTTCCGGTCAGTTTGCGTTGACCGGCATTGAGGCGGTGCGTCTCATGAAGTAGGTTGGTCATTCCCAATTCATAGGCTTCCGCAGATACGGTCGTTGCCTCCATGCCCGCTTGCAGGTCTGCGCCCACGCCCTCAAACCATATTGACGCCTCACCCATGCCAATGATGGACTCGGTAGAGCGCTTCATCGATTCTGGTATCTGTTGCGCTGCCCATATTACACCAGCCATTGCGGCAGCAAAGAGGGTAAGAGGCAATACAACTCCGCCGATGGCCCCGGCCAGCCCTAGCGAGGCAACCTGTGCCATGCTCGCCCCGCTGGTGAATAGCGAGAAACCAGCGCCGACATTACTAGTCATCGTTACCAGTGTCGAGAGGGTGCCGACCATTGTGATGATCTTCGGCGTAGCAAGAATGAGCGCGCCACCCGCGCCTGTTACCGCTGTACCCAGGCCCAAGAAGGTTGCAATATTCTTTTGTGTGCCCGCGTCCAGTTCAGTGAACCAGGCCAGGGCGTCGCGTGTGGCATCTACAGCCTTTCCCATTGCTGGGAGATATGCCTGACCTAGGGCATTAGCAGCATCCTGAACGTCACCCTTGATGCTGCCCATCTTTTTGCCCACGTCATCCATTGCATTGATATAGACGCCACTTATACCTTCGCCTGCCTTCATGGTCTCATTAAGGCGGGCTTGCATCTTCTCACTGGCCGTCAACTCCTGCGTAGTCTTGCCTAACTGCGCTGCCATTATCTTGTAAGCACCAGCAAAGTCCACAGTGAGGCCCATTGTTTTCAGCAGTTCTATCTCACCGCGCTGGATGCCTGTAATTAGCCTCTCGTAAGCTTCAGAAGAGTTGAGGTTAGCAATAACAGCAGCGTCCTGTGCTAGCCGCGCGAGGTCTGTTGCGTGGGATAGGTCTATTTCCGCCTGTGCCATCTGGATGAGGCCCTGGCGAGAAGCGCCGGCGGTGATGCCCGTCTCCATGAGGCCAGCTTCAAAGGCGGCCAGTTCCTCTTTAGAATAGCCAGCGTTTCCGCCAACCGTTTCAAGAACCGTTCCGAGGACTTGAACACGAGCGGCGGTCATCGCCGCTGTGCCGATGAGTGCGCCACCCGTGGCAGACAGAGCCGCTAGGCCCAAGCCTAGCGGCTGGAGGGATTGCGCTGCGTTACTTGCCTCTTGTCCCAGCGTGCCCAGTGAGCCGCCAACGGTTTTGAGGTTGGCACTGGCCTGGTCTATGGCTTTGATGATGATGTCGAGGCTATAGGTTGGCATCTTTCAACCTCATCCATTGTTGCGTAACGTGCCAATAATGCCGATGTGTGCGTTGCCAATGAGCCGCGCCGCCACCTATGCCATCATAAAACATTCTGCGCCAACTTGACACCGCATCGTAGACGGTCTCCGCTGCCTCTATCCGTTCTATGTCACCGGCTAACTGGTCACGCATGCCGCCTGGTTCTGGCAATGTTTTATATCTGTTACACCGCCACGCATTGATCAACTCCCTCGGCGGCGGGCAGTCGTCGTCTGTAGCACAGTCGCCAGCCGCGAGGATTAGTTTTTTGGGATGTAGAGCTTGGATAGTACGTAGACGTTGACTTGACTACCAACCCACATCACAACCTGGAGCACCGGGCCGTGCACGTCTTCCAGGTCAGCCGGTGATAACTTGTGCGGATCAGGCAACGCCTCGCAGTCCCAATCCCCGATTATCTCTAGCGCGCCCGTCCAGTTGACAGACGGCGCAAACTGCGCACCGCTGGCTTTCGCTTTGTCACGTCCTGCCTCGTATTGTTCCACGTGGCGTAGGCGGAACGGTTCGGGCAATGTGAATCGGCAACCCAGCGCCTCATTGTAGAATTCGCCTGGCTCTAGCGGCTTGGGCTTGGGTTTATCCGTCTTGGGCTTGCCAGCCCCGCCTGCAGGGCTGCGGGCAGGCACTACGCTACCGCCGACTTGGTGATGCTAGGCGTCTCCAGCACGAAGTCAACCATTACCGGGTCGCCGCTCTCAGCCTCGCCGCCTGGGTACAGCGGGTTCTTAACGATGCCTGCCGCTGTGGTGTACAGGAACTCGGATGAGTCGCCGCCTTTCGGAGACCAGCGAACGTAGAAGTCTGAGCCCGCCTCATAGATAGCGCGGATGACTTCGGTCGGGTCACTTGCGCCCTCCGTGTAGGCCACGTTGACGGTAACGGTCAGCGGCCCGCGCTTGGCACTGCGCAAAATGGCCGTGTCGCCGTCAAAGGTGTACTTGACACCGGTCGCTCTTTCCCCACCGTCCACTGAGACGGCAGAGGCGAAACCGCTGACATCTGTCCAGTTTGAATTGTCCGGTGAAGTCTCAACCTTCACATCCTTAAAGCTAATCGCTGCTGTCGTCTGCGCCATAATCTACCTCCTAAAGTTTGAACGCGCCAACCGTGACGCTGGCGTGGGCGCTGTAGGTTATCGCTACCCGCCCAGATGAGTTATTGCAGATGCTCGGATCGAATGGCCCGAACCTCTTGACGCCGGTCGTAGCCACTACTGCGACAGTAGGATCCTCGATTTCCAATCCCTCAACCTTACCTGGCGTCGCCACGGTTACGGTGATCCCTGAGCCACTGCCGTTTTTGACTTCACAATAGCAATCGCCGGTATTGAGAAACTCGTCACCGGCCTCCGCGGCTGATGTCCACGTTGGTGTTATCCCCGCTATGGTCGTTTCCTGTATTGTCAGTGTTGCCATGCTGTTTTACCTCCCGTTTCTTGCGTTTTGGCTTCTCCACTGGCTCAATCACGCCCTGCGCTATGAGCCGCTTGATTTGAAAGTCCGCTAGGTGTGTCATCGTTACGTTTGCGTCTGTCTCGTAGTAACACCCATCGCCGGTGTGCCAGATACGTGCTAGCACTCTATACTTATCCACTACTCATCACCTCCATTGCCAGACTTGTCACCTCCATCCAGTACGGCACGCCGCCGATGTCCACGGGCAGCGCCGTGCTAGGCTCTGAATAGGTGAGGCTCTGCCAGATAACATTACAATCGTTCGCCTCCACCATCTCATAAAGTTGGTGCGCCACATCATCTAATGTGTCCTCTGCTGTGGCTTCTGTAATGCCTTCGCCACTGCGTCGGACATATGTGATAAAGTCAAAGTCATAGGATGGACGGTTCCCTCTGGCCGTGAAGGGCTTTGCTAGTGTGCCCCGGCCGTGCAGGCACAGCACAGGAGACTTGCCTTTTGGATCCGACTTAAAGTAATCATTGACTTCCTCACAGGTAGTCATATATGCTACTGCCACTGCATATAATGTCTCCCGTGCTGCCTTGCGTGTCGCCATTATGGAAGCGCCCTCTTAAACTCGCGGATCGCGCCCTTCGCCACCTTGTCGCCGTAGGTCTGGACGCTATAGGCATAGAATGCGCGGATACCGCTGCGCAGGCCGGGTATCATACCGTGACCGTGCAGAATTGCGCCGTAAGCCGCCGGGCGCTGCTTGCTGCGCGGCGCGCGTGCGCCTGGGTTGATATAGATGCGTGCCTGTAGCGGTTTATTCTCTATCGTATGCGCTGCTCGCAGCGCACCGTACTGGTGCGGCGTAGAAGGTACAACGTGACGGTGCATTGCCAGCCCTGCGTACTGTATGGCCCGCCCAAGCGCGCCGCTGGGCTTCATCGCCCGTATCATCTGGAGATTGGCCCGCTGCGCTTCTTGCAAGCCCTTAATGGATAGATCTACGCTCATAGCGTTTGCACTCCCTCCACGATGACGTGTAGCCGATTGCCACCCGGGCCAGGCCAGGGATAGGCGTTGACGCCCACCACCAGATAATCCGTGCTATCTACTATCAGCACGTCGCCCGCTAGAATGTCCACCCCGTTCTGGACAAATGTCTCGTAGACCAGGCTGGCCGCCTTCGTGGCGAACTGCTCTATCAGCGCCGGATCACTCAACTGTACCAGCGGATAACACTTGAGGCTGGCTATATTCTCAGTAGCCGCTCCCACCTTGCCGTCTGTCATCATCGGCGAACGCTTGGTACTGGCGGCGGTATTGGCCCGTAGCGTGAACCCGGCGCTAGTCATTAATCTTTTACTCTCACATATTCCCAAGTTATGCCGTATTCACTGGCGGTATTTACATCATCGCTGGTAACATCGTCTGAGTAGCCATCCATTTTGATGATACCTGCTACCCGTGCAGGTGTGGCGGATCCACTACGGGCGCGCCACAGGGCTGCGCTCTTGCGGTGGCCTCCGGCAATCTGTGAGAGTGTCTCTTTGTGCGGCCCCTCGCTCAGGTCGGCATACTGCGTCCAGATAGCGGCCAGTGCCTCAAATCCGGCAGCGACGGCCCGCTGCCACTCGCCTTCGAGTGTAACCAATCCACCTAACTCGCTATTTGTGAAGTTTCCGCCGTCTGGCTTGGGGCCGCTGTCTATCGTTGTGTCTTGCAACGCAAAGCGTACCCGGTCGCGATCAGCAGCTAGGGTATCATCGTAGGTGAAGGCCATTACTCATTCGCTAGAGTGGTAGCAAGTTCTACCTCTGTTGGCAGACGCTTTTTTCGCCTTCGCCTCGGCTTGGGCGGCTCAGGTAGTTCATCGGGCACTCGCGCCCAACAGAATGTACAGCGCAAGCCGCGCTTGTTGTGATCTCTGCCTTCCGTTTGCTTGCCGCAGGCTGGACACTTCATAGTAGTCTCCTAGCTGTTGTCGTAGCCGCTCAGGCATTCCCAGTCTACCGCATTCCACCACAGCCACAATGTGTCACCGGCACCCAAGGCAATGTCTGCTTTGCACTCCACGTTAGCGCCGGTGCCGACTATCGTGATGATATCGCTGGCATTCTCATTTGCGAGAATGAGCAACTCACCTGTGGTCGTTCCCGACATAATCGCGGTGCTGAGGCTGGTGGACACGGCGGCAGCAGAAGTCAGGGGCTGGAGCGTGCCTGTTGGAGTGATGAACGCCTGCGCCGTCACACTGATAGCCGTCTGTTCGGTTAAAATCAAGAAGTTGGAGTTTGTCAGGTCACCCGTCACGTCACCCGTGACATCACCGGTGACATTGCCCACGACATCACCTGTCACATCTCCAACCACTCCGCCGCTGGCAGTGAGTACGCCTGCCACGGTCGCATCGTGATCTATGTAGATTCTACGGAAACGGGTAGGCCCGACAGCCTGAAGTTCTATACCCTCTGGCGGCACGAACTCCGGCATCTCAGGCAACGGATAGCGCACGCCGAAGTAGCCAGCCACCAGAATAGCAATCACGAGCAAGAAGTACCGTAACCACTGCTTTTGTCTCTCTGTCATGTTACCTCCAGTTTAGCGGGGAGGGGAAGGCCCCTCCCCGGCTTGTACTAGGTTGCTGTGCCATCGGCCCAGGTCGCATTGTTCACGTAACGCGCCGTCCCGTTGGTGCGATCATAGACACCCACGCCGAACTCGATATATGTCATCAAATTCTGGAGCGGGACAATCCCAGTCCCTGCATTCGGGTGAGGCATTGCCAGTACCCGGAGAGCGCTCTCACCTTTGTGAAGGCGGACGCGCAGCGGGTTCTTACGGCTCAGGCGTCCAAAGGTCTTGTAGCCGAACCCGTAGTACTGAGGAACGCCTCTAACCTCCCGCACCATGAAGTGTGAGATAGTGCCGATGTACTCGCCCGGCACTCGCGCCCGATCCTGGGTAGCACCATAGATGATGAGGTTGTCAGCAGCGGCGGTGAAGTTGGTTAACGCCTCGACAGCGGCCCGGTCGCTTGGGCCGATGATGAACTCAAAAGGCGGCTCAAAGCCGTGCTCTCTTAGCTCATCGTAGGCGTCGGTGAAGACGGCGTTAGTGAATACTCCGCCGGCAATACCAACGTAGTGTTCATGGTCGCTGTCAAACGAGGTTCCCGCGTTCGCCGGTGGCGTATAGTCTACTGAGGTCGAGGCTGCGGCGGTGGCGAAGCCGGGGGAGTAGCCACCCGTGCCCAACTTGAGCGCGGCCCCACTGTCGTCACCGCGTTTGAGCAAGCGCCGCAAGATGCGCTGGCGGCGGATGTCCCTCGCTGCCTTGACGCCGGCGTAGATGTCAGCCTCAATCTGTGGCATCCTGGCATCGCGCAAGTAGTCGTATGTCCAGCCAAGCATATAGTCGCGCTGTTTCAGCGGCAACATGTGACCTTCTGTCTCGGCGCGCTGTGCATCGGGCAATCCATACTCAGTGTGATCTTCCATCGCGTTGCTGGCACCAACCCGGTACTCCAGGTCTGGCTGGTCATCTACGCTATATAATCCGGTCATCCAGTCCCCGGCGAACTCAGCGTTGAGCCCGGTCAGATTGGTATTGAGCATCGCCACCACTTGACCGTAGGTCGTGCCATCCAGCAACTTGAACTCTTCTAATGCTGTCGCGTCCCAGCCTGTCAGCATGACCAGGTGGGTTGTATCTCTTCGTCCTGTAGCCATTTTTGTTTACCTCCTGATTATGCCAAGTCCACGATCTGCGGCTGGACAAAGAGCACCGTGGCGCTCCATGCATAGCCGATGATAGTACTCTTGGTTCCCGCAGCGTCGTCGTAGGCCCCAACGGTATCTGAACCATAGACCAGCGAGCCTGGCGTGGCCCCGCTGAGGCACTGGATGCGCCCATGTACCACGGCGTCTACCCGCTCGCCCACTGCCCCGCCCTGAACGGCTACGGCAACGGTCAACTGCGCCGTGTCGGTATCAGTGTGATCCCAGTAGCCATCGGACTGGAGCGTGATTGGGTGGCCCTTCGTGACAGTAGCCCCTAGCGTCACCCTCTCAGCAATAGCCTTCCCTAAAGGCTTGATGTCAGTTCCAATTGTGATCGCAGCCATTTCATTTACCTCCCGTGAATTGCTAGTGCCACCATCTCGGGATTAAGATATTGCACATCTATCCCAGCGTTGGCAGCATATTCGATCATTTCAGCTTCTGTGGCCTTGCCTTTGCCTTTGCCAGTATCGAGGGCGTTGATGTCCTTTGATGTTTGCGCCGTGCCGAATAGGTGCGGGTGGCTCTTGGTGAGTGCCTTGACAGCCTCGACCATCCCGGTCATCTCACCCTCGTCTGTTACCACGCCTGACAAGTCACTCAGCGTGAAGGCGTCTCGCTTGGCTTGCGCGTTGACGAATGAGAGTTTTTGTTCATCTGCCTCATCATAGAACGCAGCACGCATCTGTGCCACGTTAAACTCTGAGGTGAGCAACTCAAACTTGCTCTTCCAGTCCTTCGCTTGTGCCTGCGCCTTCTCCACCTCGGATAGTTCGGCCTCTTTGCGCTTCTTCTCCGCTATGTCAAACGTCTCTAACTGCTTGCGCCGCTTGGCGCTTTCGGCGTTGACACGTTTTAGCGCGGCCTTAGCATTGTCCAGTTCAGCCTGCAAGGCTTCTCGTGTCGAGTCTCCCGACTGTAGTACTACCTCCAGCGTCCCGCTATCAGTATGTTCTGTGGTTGTCTCAACCTGTTCTGTGGTCGTCTCGACCTGTACCTGTTCCTCTGCCATCTCGGCATACCTCCCTGTTACTATTTGCCCTTGCGGGCTGTTATGGCCGTACCTTGCAAAGCCCGCTGGCCCCAAATTTATAGCCGGGCTTGCCTTTCGCCTTACAATTCATTATCGGCATTGCTCTACTCCAAACGCAAAAGCGGCGCACTTAGACCGGTATCACGCTGGTCTGAAAAGTGTGCCGCAGGTTACCCGGAGGCTATTTGATTATTGTCTCTTGTGTTTTGGTGGTATACTCCTACTCATCTCTAAGTAATCTTCGAGCGCTCCTAGCATCATGATGAGTGCCCGGCGCGCAATCTCTAAAAACGCCCTCAATCTAGTATCCATTATACCAATTTTGACCTGAAATGTCAAGAGCCTGTTGCATATCCACCCCGCTGTCTTAATGCTAATAATTCCTCACGCAATTCAATTATTGCCTTCGTGTCATCGGCCCGGCGGCGGGCGCTTGGTATCGTGCCCTTGTCCACTAGCGCATCCATTATCTCTGCAATGCGCGCCCTGGCGGCCGCCCGCTTCTCCTGCTCGCCCGCCGACTGCGCCAATAGCATCGCTGTTAGATCGTCGTCGGCTTCATCTAGCGGAACCATCCCGACAGACGTTCGGCAGTTCCAATGGAATGGAGACCAGTCTTGATAGTCAGCCCAGGCAGGTGAGCCGATCGTGTGAAACTTTTTGTCCACTGGCACGATCTGCCCGTGTACGCGCAGGCAGCACTCTGTTGTCACGGCATCTATCGCGGCTATTGCCTGTTTGCCCCATGCGCGGCCTGATGCCTGCACTGCCGGTTGCAATGCGCCAATGAGTGCCAAGCCCGCTGCTGTTGCCAGCCAGCGTGCACCTTCCCGCGTCACGGTATCTGGCCGTAATAGTCCGACGGTAGTATCACTGCCTAGAATGAGCGCCGGGTCTGCACCGGTTGCCAGCGTCGCCAGTATACCGCGCTCTTGTTGCTCAATCACGCCAGTCCAAGCGCCGGTCATTGCCACGGTGTCCACGTATGGCATTAGCGGCTCTAGCCCCCATACCCGCGCCTCAATCTCCGCTTGCTTCCAGCCTAGTGCCCTGGCCCTGTTCAGTGTAGTATCTGCAACTGTGCGCACGCTATCTTTGAGCCCGGCTATAACTTCCCGCGCCTCCAGTGTCATCATTGGCCCAGGCCTTCTCAACACATCCCTGAGCGCCCGTCGTGCATTGCGGTACGCCACCAGCACCTTGCCGCGTGGGTGTTCGGCTGTGCCCAGCCTGGCGAACAGCTTGCCCAGTTCACGGTTAGTGCGCAGGGCGGCTCGGATGGAGGGGCGGCGGTTAGGCATTGTCCTCCTCTTCCTCTGTCTCCTGTCCAAACATCGCCGCCGCTTGCCGCTGCATATTCAACCGCGCCTGGTACTCCTCAGTAGCCAGCATCGCGTCAATTTCCTCTTGTGAATAGCCTGCCTCTGCCCACAGCGTCTCCAGCGGGACGTTCAACTTTTCACGCTTTAGACCCAGCGTCTCGATGTGTTCCTTCTCGTCCCTGGTAGCGGCAGGAACCCACTCAACTTCGAGCATCGCATCTTCGTTCAACCCGGCATTGCCGAAGGTATTTGCTAAGCGGCGGGCCATATACATCGCATCTTCCCAACTGTTGCCAAACCTAACTTGCCGCACACGCACCTTTGACAACAGTACCGCCTCTTGCTGTTTGAGCGTGCCCTCCGCTGCTATCTGACGGGTGATCTGGAAGCGGTTCGTGGGCGTGTCTGTGACCTGCGCTAGTTTGGTGATCCAACTATCTAGCGCGCTGAGTAACGGTGACAGGTCGCTACCCTCTATCTTGCTGGCTGTAGCATCTTTGGGTATCTCAATCCAGCAGCCTGGCGTTAGTTTCAAGTAATTGTCGCCGTCACTGTCCGGCGGCTTGCCATCTGTGGTGGCAGAAAACCCTTGCGCAATGTGAATAGGAAATCCAGCGGCATCGGCAGCGGCTAGAATGTCAACTGCTGTCTTGTTCACCATGTCCTGTGGCGGGATAGCGTCCCATATCTCGGACTTGCTGTCGGGGTTGCGAAAGTGAATAACTGGAATGCCGAGCGGCCTGCTTTGCGCGTCTACCCACGGCAAGGGCCATGTGGTATCGCCATCGTCTGAGTGTGGAACCCAACCGCTCTCACCTGCCCGCGCTGCCTGGCGATACTTGCGTATCTGGTCGGGATAGTAGGCGGTCATCCTCTGCCGTGTCTCTGGCTTGCCGTTCTCTAGCGTCACTGTCTCTGTCCATCTCTTGGTGGCATAGAGCATCGGTAGCGAGGTCAGGTCATTGGGATAATGCGCTTTGCATCCAAAGCCTGATCCACCACTCAATGGATCGGTGTAGCGCAGGTGAGGTGTGAGGCGCGGCTGTAGTTCATCATCCAGGTCTATGATGACAAAGTACTCACCGTCCCGTACTGTGCCGCGGTGCACGCCGTCCTGTTTCTCGTCCATACGGTTGCGCTGCCACCAGTCCCAGGCAGCCACTGAAAAAGCCTCGTCCTTAGAAGCCAGCGCTGCCACGATGAGCCGTTCCCATACCGCGTTGACGACAGTGGCGCAGTAGTTGATTGCAAAGCGCCCGCTATCCACGAAGCCGAGGTATTCCTTTTGACGCTGCGTCAACTTGACGTGCTGGTCGCCGTCGTAGTACTCGCGTACTAGCACGACGTTCTTTTGCCGCGTGCGTTCCTCTTCTGTCTGCCAGCCTGCGAAGGCCAGTTCTGCCAAGTCAATTGCCATTTAGTATACCCTCGCCCGGTGCTTCACCAGGCTGTCCAGTTCCATACAAGCGTAGCGGGCCGAGTCGTAGGCATCGTCACCGCCCAACCCTTCCTCGTCAGCGTCCACTTTCATCACGTCCTCTGGCCTGCGCGGATCATGCTGCATTGCCGGAATGCATTCAATCAGTTGTGCGCACCTGCTGAATATCTTCATCCGTGGCGCTTGCCCGGCGTCAACGTCTCCAAGTAAGTCAAGCATCTGTGCCGCGCCGTTGATCCTGTCCATATTGGCAGGCTCTAGTTTCAACCCGTGCTGCTCATACTGTTGCGCTATGCTAGTCTCTGAGTTGCCTTTCCTGGCAAACACATCAGCGCCCGCTACGAACCGCTCCAGCCTGCCATAGTTGACGCTATTACGGTCAAACATCGCCTTAATGGCTTCGGCGTGGCGTTTCACCAGCCAGCCGGGTTGATAGTGCTCATCCACAATGTAGGTCATCCCGTCGCCGTCTCTGGCAAACAGGTGCACCACAGTCGGATGTACAAAGCCATAGTCCATTGAGGCCCACCACGTCCAATCGAGTGGCGCGTGAAAAGGTTCTATCACGTGTACATCACGCCGCCAGGTTGTAAAGAACTGGCCGGCGGCTATATCCCAGTCGCCATAACGATAGGCTCGCAATCGCCAGCCGGTGTTCTCTTCGAGTTTGCGCTTGTAGTCTGGATCTACGAAAGCATTGTCGGCAACGGTAGCAAAGATAAAGCGAGTATCCGTCTCGTTGCCACCCTGCCACGGGTCAATGTAGCGCCGCTTGTACCACGAGTGTCCAACTCCGCCCGGATTTGTGCTGGTATAGATGCGCGGGCGAAAGTTGTCACGACTGGTGCGGTTGCTGTCACGCAGGGCCTGGTACTTCATCGCCGTGAGGGTTGTAGCCTCTTCGATTGCGATAACCTCATACTCCAGGCCCAGGTAAGCGTCAACGTCGCTCTCATTCTTAAAGTGCCCGATGAACAGTTGTGAACCATTTGGAAACTTGACTACTCCGAGGTGCGCTTTATAACTGTGCGCTGTCGAGTGCAATACCTTGCCGCGCAGGTCTTCGAACTGCTCCCTCGCCTGTTTGCCTACTTTGCGTAGGTAGAGGGCCTTGATACCTGGTGCTCGCTGGCAATCATCGAGTGTTAACTGAGCAAACAGCCCGTGAGACTTCGCGCCGCCACGTGCGCCACCGTAGCCTATCTGCGTTGGCCCACCCTCCACATCAGCCAGCCGCGCCGCCGCGTGAAAGCGCAGTTGCTTAGGCTGGGCGCAATATTCACCTTCGCGAAAGTTAAGTATTTGATCCTTCGGACACTTCGCTTTCGCCGCCGTTGTTAGATACCTGTCCAGTGCTGTCATTGCCATTGTCACTGTATGCTCGTTTTAGTGCCTGGTCAAAGTGATGCGTCACGCTCAGCGGCTCGCCATCTTTCCCGCTAATCTCAATCTGCTTACTATCCGTCCACCCTGGCCTGCCGGGCCGTTCGCGGCCTGGCCCATAGCGCAGCCAGGCCAATGGAGTCCCGCCAAATACCTTATTCTCAGCTACGACTCGCGCCTCCGCCTGTGCACTCTGTACCTTGTCCCATAATTCCCTATACGGCTTTCGTCCCTTGCTTCCGCTATTCATCCAGCGATACCAGGTAGACTTGGGAATACCGCAAGCCTGCGCTGCGATATAAGGAAATGCGCCAGCGCGGATATACTTAATGAGCTTGTCAATAACCCCGTTCGGCAGGTTTCTCAAATACGTTACACGCGCCATTTTACATCACGCCTTCGCGGAATCGCCGAGGAATTTCCCAAGGGCGAACTATCATCTCAAAATCCATATCGGGCAAACCAAGAGGCTTAGGTATTCGAGTGAAACATGCCATGTCGCCACCGTACACCATGCCACTATCATCATCAAAGAAATGGAACAGCAAATCAATGTGCAATCGCGAGCAAGCATCGCCGATAGTCTGAATCACCTCTTCGGTAGGCGACCAGCCAAACAATGCAATGCCGGACCGCAAGCCAACCTCAGAAGCATACACCAGCGCCTGACCAATGGCATGCTTCCATTGGCGGCAACGTTTCACTTCATAGACATGGGTGCTCGTCACTATATCTGCTTTGCCAGAACGCAACGGAACCTCTGTCTTGCCGTCCAAAAGAATGGCTAGCGCATCTCGAAATCTATATTCAATCCACTGCTTCGGCGCATCGCGTCCCATTGCCTCTATCTACTCCACCTGCCCCAACTCCAGATCTGCCCAAAAGGGCGCTCAAATATCACTGCTGTCACTGCTCCGCGCCTGAATTACAAACGTATGACTCTTCTCCTCGCTGTTACTGCTGACAATGTGATTAGTGATAGCATATTCAGCCCGCGCCGCGCCGCCACTGAGCCGGATTGTCACGACGGTATTGGCAGGATACTCCACGCCGTCTACTGTCACCGCGCCGGAGTTGATAGCACTGCTATCCACGGTGATACCAGATACGTCAGCTGTCGTCTGGCTGGCAATGGTATTACTTGTCCCCAGCCACACATACCAAATCACATAGTAATTCAGTACGTCATCGGGGTCTTTGTCAAAAGTGTCAGCCATAGCGCCTCCTGCTTACGCGGCGGCGGCGGTACACGTCACCTGGACGTTCAATACATCATTATCGTCCAGCGTCTTGTCGCCTGCTGTGAACGCACCTGCGCCGTAGAGCGTGCCTGTCGAGCCGCCTTTCGTGTTGTTAGTAGTAACGCCACAGCCGCCCATCGTCGTGTTATTCGTATCAATTGTAAACACCGCCTTGTTCGCGCTGTTATCCACGCTTTGTCCGCTCACTGAGCCCAGCGTCAGCGTCGGGCGGTTCGCCTCATCATAGGCCGTAACCTCCGTCCATCCAGCGTGGGAGGCCATCGTATCGGCGGCGGCTACTGTCGGCGTGCCATCGGTCAACAGAACATAAAAGGCGGCGGTATAACTTGAGCCTTTGAGATGCTTGTCGAGCGAATCATCCAGGCCGACATTGACTACCAGGTTATCGAATTCCTCAATCCACTTTAGATTGCCTTGCGGATCGAATGCCTCCACTCGATAATGAACGGATAGATAACGACTAGCGTTCATGTGCGCGCCCGCCTGTGCCTGTGCACCTGCACTCATCCCTAACTTGCTATCTTGTGATACTGCACTCATTTTACTACCTCCAATTCTATCATTCTGAGCAGGGAATTATCATCGCCCGACTCTCACTTGCAACTATCGTTGCCCGACTCTCTACCGGTACTATCACCGCCCGACTCTCCGATGCTATGATCATCGCGCGGCAGATTGCTAATATCTGTCCAATGATATCAGTTACCAGCGCCAATGCGCGTTCATTCGTCAATGTTATATCGGCATAGGCGGCAGCCTCAGATAGTGAGATCACGGCACGCTCTAGTGACAACGTCAGCGTGGCCGATGTATCCGCCTGCCCCAATGTACTGATGTCCATCTGCCGTGCCAGTGTCAAGGCCGCTTCGATCACTAGCACCGCTTGAGTCGTTAACGCCTCAGCGTGGGCCAACGTCATAGCAGCCTCGGCGCTCACTTGCGCGCTTGCGGCTATTATCACCTGCCGTGCCAATGCCAATATTGCATCAGCAGTAGCAGCAGCCTGTGAAGTCAAACCGTCCCCACGGCTCAAAATTAAATTTGCCGCTGTAGTTGCAGCGGCAGCCATAGTAGCGGCCAGTTGCCGCGCAAATGCTTCTGTAGCCTCGGCGGTTGCATCGGCCTGCATTGCCAACGCACCAGTGCGGGGAAGACTCGTAGATACATCCGCACTGGCATCCGCACTAGCAGAGATATTCAACGAGCGCGCCAGCGTCAAAGCCACGTTAAAAGCCAGCATCGCCGCTGCTGCTATCGTCTCAGTGCGTCCCAGGATGACGGCGGCAAGGGCGGAAACCTCGGCGCTGCTTACCGCGTCCATCTGGCGGGTCAGTGTGGAAATAGCCGACGCTGCTACATCTGCGCTAGTCGCCAGATTATCGGTACGATCCAGACTAGTGACAGATTGCGCAGCGACGTCACCTATCTGTGCAACAGCCATTGCACGAGCCAGTGTCAATATAGTCTCGACATACTGGCTGGTCCTGTTGACACGGCGAGCACGATAGTCAAACGGGCGACGATAGATGTAATTACCCACCGATTTCCTCGAACACTACTGTAGCGCTCATCGTCAACGAGTCGGCTGGTGCTGTTTGTAGTTCTATGATGAGTCGCCCGGACGGCGAGAGGATAATCCGCGCCTCCGGTGTCGGCATCCACATGTAGCCGTTCAAGACATTGAAACTCGCCGCGTGGAGGTGAACACCTTCCGTGCTTTGACTGGTGTTATTCGCCTCCACTGTGCCGCCGAAGGCAGCATCTCCTACGGCTAACGGTCGTGGCGTTGGGGTGCTGCCACCCGAACCGCTGGTGCTGCCACGGTGGAACAGCAGGTTTAACTGTTCACTGTCGGTATCCGAGGATTGGCTAACCTCAAACATGTGAATGATGACCACGGAGTCAGCGGGTGCTACGATTTCAAACAGGTCTTGTACTGCTGTAACTGCAACTTCCTCGAAAACTGCGCTGTACATCCTTGACATCCTACCCTCCCTGTGGTACAATAACACCCATTACTAATGCGCATCTAAGGAGCATTATGCCACCGCTTAAAACCCATTTTATTTGTAAAAATTGTAAACGGCTTCTCCCGCGCGATGCTTTTGATCAATCAGGTTGCTTGCCTAAGGGCCGTAAGGCGTATAGACGAAAAGCGAGATGCCGCGAGTGTCTCAAAAAAGCTGATCGCAAAATTGATTGGCATAAAAAAAGGGGATTGAAAAAGCCTGAAAACCCCAATCCATCGGGTCTGTGTCTGTGTGGTTGCGGTGAAAAGACCCCAATATGTACACATACTCGCAACAAAGATGGCGTAGTGGCAGGGTATCCAATGAAATATGTTCGGGGTCATGCCATAGCCCTTTCTGGACGTAAATGGATAGTCGAAAAAGAAACGGGTTGCTGGATTTGGCAACGGTCTGTCAATAACAGGGGCAGGGCACAACTGGCTATTTGGGATAGTGAAATAAAGAAAAGCATCCATTATCAAGCGCACCGTTGGCTCTATGAACAGCATATAGACAAAATACCTAATGGATATGAACTTGATCATCTTTGTTGTAATCCTACTTGTGTTAATCCAGAGCATATGGAGCCAGTAACACCAAAAGAAAACAAGGCGCGCACAGCTCGAAGGCTTAGATGGGCAGGGTTGCATTGGATAAAAACCGGTGAAGTCCCATAACTCATTTCATTTACCTCACATTCTCAAATGCGGAAATTTGCGTAGGCGGTGTATTGCACCTGGAACTGGCGGAAAGATACCTATCGCTGCGGGTGCCTTGACTTGCCAAAGCCGCCGGGTGGGCTTGTACAACTCCCAGCGTGTCGCTGGGTCATAAAGTTGCCAATTTGTGGTGTCAATAAGTGCGCGGTCATAGATTCTGACTGGCCCTATGCTGCCAGTCAAATAGTAAGCCGCGCCATTGGTCCTAGCTCCGATGATTATACGCTGCCCTGCGTTTTCGGCAGCAGCACCAACGTTCAGATTGCTGTGAAACCTTCCGTCAGCATAATACCGAGCAACAATACCATCCCACGTGACCGTGCTAAGATGCAGTGTCCCATCACGGAGCCCTGCATTTGTATTGTTAACACTCCCGCGCAGGACAACAGTAGGCGTCGAGTTAGCAGGACCGGCGAAGAATATTTGAAAGGTTCGATTTGCTATCGCCGCCACCCCCCGCGCGACGACTGTCCCCGTGCTGGCGCCGCCGATAACATGCCACACACTGACAGAAAAGGACTCAGCTGCTTGACAAAAGAGACCAGTACTACCTACTGTCTCAGTGTTTGTATCGACGTAATCGCCGCCATCATAGCTTAGTATCCAGCCCACGGTGGGATCTAATATCCACGTTGGGCGAGCAGCTCCAGCAGCTAAATCGGCGTCGTATGCGCCAGCCAAATCCCTGAGTACTGTCGTGCCCTGGCTTCCCAGCGTCGGCCACCAGGCCACAAGCCCTATGCTCTGCGGCGAGGCATGGTTGATCGTGAACGGCCCGGACGGCGGCCTGTTGAGTCCCCATCGCTGGCGGAGCAGTTTACTCACTGAATCTCCTCGTTGTAAATCGTGTACTTGAGGGTAGTACTGGTGGCTGCGAACGCCTGGCCTGTCTCGTTGATCAGCAGTAATTTGAACTTGCTGGCTGGGAGTAGAATGTGGGTGAGCGTGGCATAGCGTGCGGTGACCGCTGCGTCGAGGAGGAAGTTGGCCGTCCATGTGTTGGCAGGCGGATCAAGGCTGTCGCCGCCATAGCAATAGTTTGTGCCATCTACGCTCGGCAGGATGTACAGGGCTACGTAAGCCCCGCTACCTCGTGCTGATCCCTGTTCAGCGACGTACAATTCGAGATCCATGTACATGTCGCCATTGGCGGTATTGTCTATCTCTGCACCAAGTTTGTTACCGCCGTCGGCGAGGGCATTCAGTTCGGTAGTTAAATACGTTGTTGCCGCTGGGTAGTCACTCCAATTGATTTCGTTAGCCATTTCTCACCTCATAATGCGCGGGCTTTAGCGACGTGCCCGGGCTTGACTGTTCCTAAACCCAATTCCTCGGCCCGGCTGATGTCCCGGGTCAATAGCACCGCTAGGGCCTGGATTGTGTCCGATTGTGCGCCAAAAATGTTGATCAAGCGTGCTCGTGCTGTATCGCCTGGTCTGACCCATAGCCCGCTTGGTCCGCCAATGTGGATGATGTCCCACGTCTCTTGTTTTTCGGCTTGCGCGAGAGCGGCGAACTCTGTTAGCGCAACGGCGTTGTAGACATCGGCTTGGTCTAATCGTTGGAGCGTGTGTGTGCGGTAGCTGGTATTGAGGTCATCTGCGGCCTCGGCATCGGTCATTGTAGAGTAGCCGCGTGTGAGCGGGTCAGTGGTTAGCTCGTCGTGTAGAATGACATAGTCCATTTTTTACCTCTCTTTCAGTCGTTCGGCTCTGTTCCGTTCAGGTATTCCTCGATGTTGGTGTACCCATCCCCATCAGTGTCGGCAGGACCGTCGGCGTCGTCGTTCGGATCAAAGCCGTGTATGTTCTCCCACTCATCCGGCATGCCGTCGTGATCAGCGTCGGTGCAGGGCGTGCCTGCCGCCAGTGCGGGCCAGCCACCAACCTCGGACGGATCGTCTATGATGCTGCCGGTACCGTTGATTACGTCATTGACGATGCGTGCGTCTACGGTGTCGCGGCGCTCATAAAATACACCAGTACAGTCTATGCCAGCGTTGGCACCGGCGTCGGCCAGTATGTAGTCGTGTGCTAATAGTGCGGATTGAGTAATGACGGCAGGGGCGTCAAACCTGGTATCTACCAGGTTATAGCGCAGGTCTGACCGGACGATGAAACTTTCTGGCAGGTCGTTGGTTGGCCGGTGCGGGCCGATATTGCCGAGAACGTAGGTGGGCGCGTAGGCTTTCACCTCGTAGGTGTCGGTGTCGGCACCGGCGACGACATAGTTACCGACATAGTTGATGAGCGAGCCAGCGGAGAACAGGCCCGCCTGTGCACCGGGGTTATAGATGACGTTATTCACGAAATCGACGAGTCCGCCGGTTTTGATGCGCGGGCTTCGATCGCTGTGATGAGCCAGTAGATTATGATGAACTGAGATGCTGTGCGCGCCGTCACTGCCAAGGATGAGGCCGCACGAGTGCGGTCCTTTTTTGTTCGTGCTGTCGTTCAATCCTTCAGCAATGATACACCACTGAATCGTGATGTCGCGCGCGCTGCCCCACGTTGACGCCACCTCGTCGGTGGACCAGCTAAACGAGCAATGGTCGAGGATGATGTTGTAAGCATTCTCATAAACCATCTGGATTGCGTCCAACGCGCTGGCCGGATCGCGAGAAGCACCAGGCCGAGACCTGATGTAGCGTATGATTACATCGTGAGTCCAAATTGTGATGGGAGTATATCTGTTGCTTATGGCGTTTTTCAGCGTGATGCCGCCGCCGGGTGCAGTTTGGCCGGCGATGGTGATGAAGGGATTGGTGAGATTCATACCTGATTGGAGTTCGATTGTGCCGCCGATGCGAAAGACGACGATGCGCGGTCCGTTCGCCTCAATCGCTGCCCGCAGGCTGCCGGGGCCGCTATTGTTCAGATTTGTCACCTCGATGACTCTGCCGCCATGACCGCCTATCGAGTTTGCTCCAAAGCCCTCTGCGCTGGGGAAGGCGCGCACTTCACCAGAGACAGGCGTGGCCGGTGCGGTCGGCGTAGGGGTTGGAGTAAGGGCTGGCATGGCGGTTGATGTGTATGGCTGGGTCGGCCACGCCGTGGATGTGGGAAGCAACGTGGACGTGGGAAGGGCGGTAGAAGCGGGCGGGCAGGTGGTGGTAGGCCGGCAGGTAGGCGTTGGATCTGGGGTGTGGGTATACTGGGGCGTATAGGTAGATTGTGGAGCCGTAGTTGAACAAATCTGGTCAAGTGGGCAGTCGTCCCACCATTCCTGAGATGGTACATCAGGTAAGGACATGTTGAAGATGAAAATCGCCGGCGCCACGATAATAGCCAGCACTGAGACAGATACAATAGCTATGCGCTGTTTTGACATTTATTCACCTTATTCTATTCCCAAGCCGGGAGCGCAATGCGTAAAGGAGTAACTGGCTTACATGCGCCCCCGGCGTCCGCTCGCAGCCGCTGCTGGACGGCTGCTGTACTCCGGAGCCAGTACCCGCGTTGGCGTTCATGCGAGCAATCATTAACCTAACGGGCCTCACCGAATGCCACGACTGGCTCCCTGTTGCGCGGGTAAGAAGGAATAAGGAGGATCCCGCGCTTACTTCTTGACGACGTTATACAAGCCTGATGTTGTAATACCCAGCGCCAAGCCATAGACAATAGCGCCGAACCAACCGGCGAAGTCGGTCGGCAGTCCGGCCTGCAACTGGTACGCTACACCCAAAACGACGCCGAGTCCCAAACTCAGCGCCGTGCAGGCCTCACCTTTCAAGTTGAACTTTTTGGCAAACTGCACCAGGCCCGCAATGACAAATACCAGCGGGATGCCGTTCACGATTGCATCTCCGAAGTCCATCGTAACCTCCCATGCTATGTAGTTTTAGTTTTGCGCTTGCGTAAGCACAAGCGAACCCCTATCTACACCATTATAGCAAAAAAACGGGCTGGTGTCAAGTGGTTTGACATTGACTTTTCAAGGCTTTCATGGTATACTAAACCCGTCAAGAGGCACACGCGAGCACGGCGGCTTTTTTGTGCCCGTGACTCCCACAGCCTAAACTCGTTTGCCTCTTGACAAATGCAGACGCCGGGGCTCGTGGGAGTCGTCTTTTATGGAGGTAAAATGTCAAACGCATTAGTTCAATTGAACGCCATTGAAACTGCATTGGCTCAGGCAAAGACAGTCGCCGAAATCAAGAATATTCGCAATCAGGCAGAGGCGATGCGGCAATGCTTCCGCTTGGCTGAATACGGCTTAGAGATGCAAAACGATGCTGCTGAAGTGAAGTTGCGGGCAGAGCGCCGGGCGGGCGAGTTCTTGGCAGGCATAGAACGAATATCAGGCAAGCGAAGCGATTTAACCTCCTCCAGCATGGAGGAGGTTGAATTAACTTACACGGCAACACTACAAGAAAACAATCTATCATGGGGCGCTGCTAGCCGCTGGCAACTAGAGGCTGAAGTGCCACCAGAAACCTTTGAGCAGTACATAGTTGAGGTAAAAGCCAAGGACAAAAAAGAATTGACTAGCATGGGATTAGTGAGATTGGCAAAGAAACTACGGCTTGAAAAAGAGCAACAAGAAACTACTGACAATATCCTTTCCTTTGAGGCTAGTTCTGATCATCGCTATAAGACTATAGTCATCGACCCGCCCTGGCCCACACAAAAGATAATCCGGGATGCCCGCCCCAACCAGGATAGATTTGACTATCATACAATGAGCATTGAGGAAATCGCCAAGTTGCCCTTGCGGGAACTAGCCTCAGAAGATGGTTGCCATATCTACTTATGGACTACCCACAAACACCTACCCGCTGCTTTTGACTTATTCTCAGAATGGGGTGTCAAATACCAATGCGTGATGACCTGGGTAAAACCAACCGGCATGACACCTTACTCGTGGATGTATAATACCGAACTGGTATTATTCGGACGCATCGGCAGCCTGAAGCTTGAACGGATGGGGCTCAAACTATCGTTTGATGCGCCGGTAACCAAACACTCAGAGAAGCCAGACGTATTCTATGAGCGCGTGAGGCTTGCCAGCCCACCGCCGCGTCTGGATGTTTTCGCCCGCAAGCCAAGGGAGGGCTTTGAGATATGGGGGGATGAGGCATGAGTTATAAGGCTGATCGCTACTGGTCAGATCAACGCCTGGCGCAAGTGACAAGCATACTCAAAGACAATACTATGCACATTGTCAAGATTGAGATTGCCCCAGAAACAAGAGACACAAAAGAAGCGACTGACCTGGTCATAGAAGTTATAGGTGGCAGCGTTGCCGTTAGAGTACGCCGAAGCAATATCGGGTATCGAGATTTGACAATCCGAAGCCGCCGCCCAAGCGGTATACCAACAGAACTTCACAAATTGCGCGAGGGTTTTTGTGACTGGTATCTCTATGGCTGGACAAATAACGGCCACATCTCAGAATGGATTCTCGTCGATCTCAACCAAATGCGCGAGGCAGGGCTCTTTGAAAAGGCGAGGCGGGAAATATCTAACCCAGATAGAAGTTCTTGGTTTGTCGCTATCTCCCTCAGTGAACTTTCCGCAAGCGGGTGTTTAACATCTTTTCACTTGCAACCTGCTACCATCACAAGGTATAAGGTTCAACCCCCGCTCCCGGCCTGACGCTGGAGACACAGGCGACGCTTGAATTTGGAGACAGACTATCAGAATGAAAGGAGTCAAATGAACCAAACTGAGCAAGTAGCGCGCATCACACTGGAGCAGCAAGTAGCGCTGCAAGACGAGCATATTAGGAGACTAGAAACTCGTGCTATACTCAACGAGGACAAGGATCAGCGGTTGCAGATCATCGCAAACGCAGCGGTGATCCGTGAACACTCTGAGCGCATCGAGAGGCTGGAGGTGGCACTGGCATTACAACTGACAGCGGGAAAGATAGCGCAAACGCAATTCACTGCCACGGCGAATGCAGGCTAGGTCATTTCTGTAGTACCCCAAGAAGCCCGGCGCTGAGGGGCGTCGGGCCTTTTCACATCCTACCGTTACACGCCTACGTGATTCTCGTCAACTTCTCACTGATCCTCACCGCTCCATGCCGCCCCTTTTTTACACGCTAACGTACCCCAAAACCCGCTTTTTATGCACATTGGCACACTTTTCTTGCACGTTTGTGCAACTTTGCCGAAAACACTTGACAATGGTATAGTAATGTAGTATAATAATAGTAGATAAGGAAACAAAGAACCTGAACAACCGAAAACGCAGAAAGCGAACAGGAGTAAGTCGCAGCAGGCTGAAAAGTAACTGGTAAGCCGGAAGCGGGATCGGCAAAGACAAACAGCCCGGGGGCAGGGAGGCGCTAGAGGAGAGACTAGCGGGCAACTGGGCAGGGTCGTCAGCAAATGGGGCTGGCTATGAAGAGAGCATCTACTCGAAACCCTAAAGGAGAGAAATGAAAAGCCTACCACGGTATGCAAAAGAAGCCTTTAAGGCAGGACGGACTTATGTAACAAGCTTGGACAATCCCCAACGCAGGTTAACACAGCAAAACAGAATTTTCCAACTGGACTACAAGGGGTACAACGCAGACGCCCCAGACTTCAACGAGAACGGGGAGATGATACTGGGAACTCCCTATACATACACCATCATAGAAATGGAAATGGAAACGGTAAATCTGGAAGAGGTTGCAATAGCAACTCACGAATTCAACACAGTAGAATAATATCCACCAGTTGCGCGACCTGGACAAAACGCGCATGGTCGGCGGGTAGAAGTCCCGCCTTGATAACCAAGAGAGAAACCCAAAAGGAGGGTAAAATGTCTAAAGGTACAGTAGTAATCAAAGAAGATGCAAAAGGATGCCTGGGAGCAGGACTGACAAGGTTCACAGCCACCTGGCCCAGCGGCAAGGTTTTCGAGAAGTACGTTGACGCCGGCGACGCAGTTAACGAGCGTATCCGTCAAGAGCGGTTCGCAGAAGAGCGCGGATATGAAGTTGAGTGGGATATAGAAGGCTTGATCTTTGGAGACTAAAATCACCAGTTAGCGCATCTGGACAAAAGCGCAGGCAGCGGCCCCTCGGCCCCTGCTGGCCCCTAGCGGGTTGCAGAAACGAAGGTTCGACTCCTTCGAGGGGGCCAGGAAGGGCTGAGGATAATTCATCAGAGGAATATAAGGAGAGCAATGTTATTCATAGACGTTATAGATAATATCAGAAATGCCAAGGTCTGGTGGACAGTGCAAGACCTCAAATCTTGCATCTTCGCCGACGATCTGAGAGATTGCGAATTGGTAGAGGCAATTGTTGAGGGCGTGTATCACAACTATTCACTGGTCAAGGATGCGCTCAGCCGGACAAATAGCACAGTTGAGGACTTGATAGCAGCCGCCTTCACGCTCATGGCAAAATATCCAGACTCGTACTTTGGAGAGGACAGTGAATGGGCAATCTGGGACGTAGCCGATAACTACGTAATGGATGCCTTGGCGACCGACTCGCGTATCTGCAAACGAGCGGGATGGTAGAGGATAATTCAATAAAAGGAGAGACCAATGTTCTGGATTGATAGGTTCGTGAGCGAGAAGGAACTGGACACCGACCACATCTTTGAGGTTGAGGGTGCAAGCGGCCCCAACCTCATCCCGCTGGCGGTAGTGATTGAGCACGTCAAGATTGCTACTAAGCAGGAACGGGCGCAGATCAAAAACGCATTGGTCAAGATCGACTTCATTAACGGCGACGCAATGCGCTTTTTCAATCATCTGGCAAAGGCGATAGCAATCTAGTAATTACAGCCAGCGCGGCCCCGTGCGACCGCGCCGGCGCAGAAATGGAGGAGGAGAGCAATGATAAAAAAGGACCACTTCACTTGTTATTTTTGTCTAGAGGAATATAACTTTGCCAGAGACTATGGTCAACAGTTCTATGTAGTCCACACTACAATCGGTGACGTGGAAGTATGTGAGAATTGCCTCCATGTCACGGAGGATTGGGAGCATACGGAAATAGAAGAGGCTAAATTGAACTGGTAGCAACCCGCCGCCGGTTCGCAGGGCGGCGGCAAGAGAATGGAAAAGGAGAGCAATGTCTGAGGAGATCACAGTCAAGAATTACCGCAGGAGCAGGAAGTTTGGGTGGGGCTGGAGTTGCACACCCACGGGTGAAGATGCGTACAGCATTGAAACGCCAAACACCCCGGACTATGAGGGGACACTCAAGCAGTTGGATGAGGCTATTAGCAACGACAGGGCTTTTCAAAACCTGGGTGGGGCGTTTTTCAATACTGCCTGGTTCTATGGCGGGCGGCGCATTTCTCACACCTGGGCCTTTGGCAGTACGAGCAACCTAGAAGGCCCTGCAAAATACGGCTATCTCTGGACTAGAGGATTTGATCCAACAACCTTGGATCAGGCCAATGTTAAAATCAGAGTTGAGTAGCCGTCCCTCGCCACCGGGCTATCGATGCCCGGCAGCCGAACCGACGGGAGCCCGCCCGAACATCATACCCCAGGTGCAGGTGTTGGAATCCTGCCAGTAAATGCGCTGTGGTGTAATTACCAGGCACAGGGGTATGACCATCGGGTACGAGAGAGCCACCGGGGAGGCTGGAGGGAGGCTACGAAACGACGCAGGGCCTCGGCCCTCGTCACGTCGGGTTGATATTATAAATATTTAAGGAGGACAAGATGGATGCAACTGGATGGACAATTCTATGTGGTAGCACGGTATACCTCTTAGGTGTCCTTGGCGCAATTCAAGTATTGAGTGAGTTTCTATGTGGTAGGAAAGGCTTGGAGATATTTTTACAGTGTTCTCTTGGGGCTATTCTCTGGCCCGCTGTCATGCCTATAATTGGCTTGACGTGGCTGTTTGGCGTAAAGTATTGGACCAAGGAATAGTTGAGCCGACATGACGGCGACCGAGAGACGGTGGCCGAATTCGAAGGAGGAGATGATGACAGAAGGAAAGGGTGAGCGACCGGAATTCGTTACCGATGCAGATGAATGCTTATACTTGGGCTTCCTAGACGATCTCCGGGAAAGCGGAGAAACCAACATGTATGGAGCAGTTCCGTATCTGCTAGATGAGTTTACCGAGTTATCCAAAGATCAAGCCGGGCAGGTACTCTTCTACTGGATGCATACTTTTAGTGAGCGTCACTAACCCGCGCACCCCGGCCCGGCCCCGGCGCTGGGACGGGGGCGCAAGAGCATAAGGAGGAAATAGGATGACTTACCATTATCACGAATTGACGTGTCCACATTGCGGCAAGATACATCGGCGCGGATGCAACCTGGACAATTGCACGACCGCCACCGTCAGCCTGAAGCCATTCACGTCATCGGATGGCTACGAGGCAGAATTGATGATTTGTTATCCCAGGACGAGAGGGGCGGTTTCCTATATAGACTTTGGAGACAGAGAATTGGAGACAGTATGATGAGCACAGAACAACGCTTAGACCTGGAGCGAGAAGACCGCCGCCACGAGTCCACCCAGGCCCGTCTCGGCGGCAGGCGCAAGTTCACGGGCTGCCGCCGGTGCGGTACTGACCACGGGATGCAAGCAGTGCATCGTGAAACACTAACAGAGATGACAGACTGTGAAATCGAGGCGCTGGCACCGTGGTATCGGTATCATGAATCTCTCACAGATGAATATCTCTACTACCCATGCCCGCGTTGTAACTGGCCAATAGTCATCCCCGATGACTACACGCCAGTACCAACGAATGACATATTAACAAAGTGGTGCATTGCTGACCCGATGCAGCCTGACTACGCCGCGCTGGCCGCCGAGCCCGAGCCGGTGAGCCAGATTGAGGACAGCCGCGAGAGCGCGGGATTGGAGAGATGAGATGCCACGTCTGGATAATTCAGATGAAACAGTAATTGAAATTTACAAGTTAGAATTCAACAGCAATGATCCCAGCGCAACCCTGCCCGTTGACCTGTGCGCTGTGTGCTGGTGTTCTTGGCTCAATGCAGAGTTGGAAATCGATCATCCAGATTATAACGATGATGAATATCATTGTCTCGAATGTGGCGCATTACTCACGGCAGATGATTGACGATAGCAACCCGCTCCGGTGCGTGTGCTTTCGCCGCGCCGGGGCGGAATACTAGACAAGGAGGAAAGAATGACGGATCACTTGGCAGAGGCAAAAAGACTCGCCCGCTCTGCCGCTAGCGCGGACATCAGTGTAGAGTGGGCACAAGTTACCGCCACGCTCGCAACTGCCCACGTGTTTATTGCGATCGCGGAACGGCTACTGTCACCAGCAGAGCCGCCAAGCGCACAGGTTGCGCGGGTGCGCGAGGCTGATCGCTTGCGGGCAGAGGAGGAGGACAAGAATGGAATCTGATACCGTGAGGACTGGCAATGACAGATGGTATGTTACCAATAACGGTGTCATGAGCACCGCTTTTGTTGAGTTCCGCAGACAGGACAAGGGCGGCAAGTGGATGGTCATGGTGCCGAAGATCGCCCACATAGCGGATACGTTAGATGAGGCACTGGAGATTATTGCCTCTGACATGGACACCTGGTATACCATCGCTCAGGCCGCTACCAGATTGGTAGAGATGAGTGTCTTTGACGATCTGCCCTCAGCGCAGCGCATGGGCAACTGGGCGCGCGAGGGTCTGTTCCCCGGCGCATTCAAGCTGCGAGGGCCGGGCGGCAGGGGCGGCGGCGGCGCGTGGCGTATCCCAGCGGGGGCATTCCCAGAATTTGTGGAAAGGAGAAAAAAGCAATGACTTGGGAAGTTGGGCCGGGCAAGAACGGGATGTATACTGTCTATGATGACGAGGGATGGTATCTAATGAGTTGTCAGGACGAACAGCGAGCACGCTCATTGGCCAACGCGCCGCAGATGCTGGAGGCGCTGGAGGAAATCGCAGATCTTTCCACAGATAACCAATGGCGCTGCCTGGGGATTGCAGACGCCGCCATAGCGGCGGTGAAGGGAGAGGCTAATGAAATAGAAGTGAAAACCAAAACTTGACAAATGCCACAAACTATGTTATAATTCTAGCAGATAGGTGTCGGCCCAAAACGCAGAAGCAAAAGGAGGCCCCAGCCAAAGATGACAACTCAAAAGGTTCAGGGAAACAAAAACGTAACGCGGCCCGCACGGAAGGGCTGGCTCCCCGGTGGCTGCGCCAATATCACAAAGGAGAGACAGGAAATGAGTACATTTACTTTTACCCCCGCAACGAAAGCACAGTCTAAACTCCGCCTCGCAATATTCGGTACGTCTGGCAGCGGTAAGACATTCACCTCCTTGCGCATCGCAACCGGCATGGGCGGCAAGATCGCGCTGATAGATACCGAGCGGGGCAGCGCTAGCAAGTACGCTGATCGGTTTACCTTTGACGTACTGGAGTTGCCGAAAAAGGACATTGACACCTATTGCGCTGCGATCAGTGCAGCCGATAGCGTGGGCTATGACATTCTCATCATAGACAGCCTAAGCCACGCTTGGCGGGAATTGCTCGAGGAAGTTGACCGCCTCGCAACCACAAAATTCAGAGGCAACACCTGGTCGGCATGGAGCATGGGAACGCCCAAGCAGCGGCGATTCGTGGAGGCCATTCTTGACTTCGGCGGTCACATCATAGCCACGATGCGCACTAAAACGGAATGGACAACGACAACAGACAGAAACGGCAAGATGAAGCCGGTGCGCGTCGGGCTTGCGCCAGTCCAGGGCAAGGGTATTGAATATGAGTTTGACTTGCTCATGGACATTAGCCCTGAGCACAATATCCACATCATAAAAGACCGAACGGGCAAGTACCAGGATGAGATAATTGAGAAGCCCGGCGAAGACCTGGGCATTGCATTGATCGCCTGGCTCAACGAAGGGGTGCCAGCCAAGAAGCGGAAGCCAAGAGCAAAAGCCAAGGTTAAAGCCAAGGCCAAGGAACAGCCCGCCGCCAATGGCTCACGCCCCTATGACCCTGCCCAAACCCGCCTCCGCCTCCGCAATAACGGCGGGTGGATAAAAGGCGAGGCCGACGACTTCTCCGACGCTCACCGCCCACCCGATGATCAGCAAGAACCGCCTGACACTCGCCTGGTACAGCGCATCGCCGCAATGATGGGCAAGGCGCTGGCGAGGCCAGAGGGTGGCGATACTGATCTGGAACGTCACCTGATATTGTCCTGGGTATTCGATGTAGAGCATACCGGGCTATTGATTGCAAAAGAAGCACGAGCCACGGCGAAGTGGCTAGAGGCTCCCGCCGGCGAAGATGGCAAGCCAGCATGGATACCTTCTGGCGTTGCTTCTGAGGAGTGCCGGTTGGTACTCTACCAGGCGATGAAGGATGCCGGGCAGCAAGAGTTAGACTTGAACGAGGCTAAATAACAGCAGCCGAACCGCTGGCTCTAGCGTCGGCAGCCCGGACTTAATAATCTCGTAGCGCCCCCCACGCACGGGCTGTATGGCTTGGATGACATACCTGCCCCTGAGACGCCGGAGCAAGCACTCCGCTGAATAGGGTAGGGTAGATATGGCTCAGGTAGGCTACCAATGGCCGGATCGAGACCGGCCCCGTGCATGATATGACAAATGTCATAGGAAATAGATGCTCTTTGTTACTAGGCAGGCTCATCAAAATGTTCTATACTAATACTGGCTAATCTCTGAGGCTACGGGCGGGGGCATGTCCCCAATTCGCGCACCAATGAGATTAGTCAGAATAAGTATAGAACAGGAGCATAAGATGCCATACAAAAACCTAGATGAAAAGAGGGCACACCAAAGAGCCTATTATAGAGCCAACAAAGAGAAGTGTAAAGCATATAATAAGATCCATAGAAAAAGGCGTAGGATGCAGCAAATAGCGCATTATACTTGGAACCAAAAATTCGTCAATCGCTATAAAAGTTTTATGGGTTGCAGTTGGCCTAGCTGTGAGGTCCGTGATCCTGATATGCTAGTATTTCATGCCCCTAATGGCCATGAGACTTTCAAGGTGAGCTTAATGCTAAATTACAGCCGCAGACGACTAAAAAGGGAAATGCGTTGCTGCGTTATTCTATGCGCGAATCATCATCTTAAAACCCATATCTTGCAAAAAAGAGAGAGTAATGAAGATAGCAGTCGTGTCTCTCAGTGAGGGATCGTCCCCGGAAAAGGGACGGGGCGCTATCAGCAGTACCGGCGGCGCATCCCGTCGCCGCAATGGGAAGGAGAGTTATGACAACAAAGTATCGCATTAACTGGAGGACGGCTACGGGCACAGAGGGACACGGCCAGCCTATATTCAACACTCACAAAGAAGCAGCGCAAATAGCTGATGCCCGCAACAACCAATACGATGCTATTGTCCATCACTGGGTTGAGCCCGTCGAAGTCGCAGAGGAAGAGCGATGCAACCCGGCAGACTAGCCAACTTCATAGCCCTGTACGCTTTTCTATTCCCCTGTTTCGCAGTGCTGGCGCTGTGGAACTGGAGACAGTGGAGGGAGCAATGATAGAACTAGACCTGGACACTTTTGAGGCTTGGGCGATCATGGTAAAGGAAAGCAAGACCGAAGTTCTCATAGACGAGATGCGACTGGCTCACTTTGCCGTCACACACGACCGGGCATACCGCAATGAAGACCCTCCCCCGCGCCTGGCCCTCTGGCTGGCACACCTGTGGGGCCAGTCAACGGTGCACAGCGTTAACGTATTGGCACGAATGGCAGAGATATTCAGTGATGAGGACATACGGCCAGACGCCCCCCTGTCACTCTACAAGGCCGTGATGGAAACCGACAATCCTGGCAATGCGCTGCGCCTGGCGACCGATTACGAGTTCCGGCGGCGAGAACTGGGCGAGGAATTTGCCAAGACCGACAAGAAAGGCACCTGGTCGTCGGCTCGCCTGCGCCGCGAATTTGACATTATGAAAGGCCGCCACTATGCCAGTGACAAAGTCGAGGCCACCGTCGAGATGACAGCCTGGGACGTCGCTACCGGCGGCTTTAGCGTCGTCGGGTTTCCGGTGTCGGGCGACAAGCCGACATGGGCGCTGGTGGCGGTTAGGGAAAGATTAGAAAAGGAGAAATGATATGTCGCCATATACGATGCAACTTTATGATAGAGACGATGAAGAAGCGCCAGGGGTTGGCGATTTATTCCAGGTAACTGAGGTTGAGCCAGGCGTCCAAGATCTGCACTGGGGACGCGGGACGCACGTTGAATTAGAGCCCTGCGCAGCCACACAAAGGTGCGGATACTGCGACTTTCAAGCGGCGGGCGTCGATGCGTTCAGCGTAGTGACAGAGCATATCAAGTCTTGCTCTAATCATCCGCTTGCCAAGGCATTGACTAAACTGGCGCAGACCCACGATGAGCTGGCCGCCGTGGACGAGGCGCTGGGTGACTTCTACTACCCAACACGGGCGCAACAGGTGGCGAACATGGTAAAGAGCCGCGACTACTGGTATAAAACTTGCCGGGCTGCCGAGAAAGAGCGCAACAAGATGCGCAAAAAGATGCAGGAGCAAAGCGACGAAGTCCAAGAACTATGGCTCTGCCCGGCGGAGGCGGAGGGGCTGAAAAGGCAATTGGCACAGGCACAAGCCGACTTGGATGCTGAGCCAATTGAGGTAGAGATCACGGGACAGGAAATGGTAGAGACGCTACAGGCCGAGCGCCAGTTGCGGCAGGAGGCGGATGAGTATGTCAGTGATTGCAGGCTTGTATTAACGAACATACGCGGGGCGCTGGATGAACACCAGGTAGAGGGCAAGTATGATGCCTCTATCGCCCTGCGCATCTCTTTGCTAATCCAACGCGCCGAACGCGCCGAGGTACTGGCGCAACTGGTGACGGAGGAACTGGCGGAGTTGCTAGAGCGGTTGGCAGGTAGTGCCCAGGTGCTCGCGAGTAGATACACGTTTGCTGAAAGAGGTCTCTCGGCCCTAGACCGTGAAGATGCCAAAGATGCCCGCGCCCTCGCCGCCCGCATCCGCGAGGCGCTGGCTGGAGGAGAATGATGAAAGTTAGCACTATCACGGGAACAGTGACAATATCTCACAGGCAGCTTTTCGATCTATTTGTCGCTGCTGTCTATGGCGATGCCAAGAAGGCGACTGGCAAGGACCGAACGTTCTATGTGGCATTCGGCCATCTCGTTGGCATCAGTGACGTGGACGCTGTGAAGATAGCAAATGAGAATACGAAAAAGGAACATCACATCACAGTAACCGAATTCCGCAAGCGGTTGCCAGTCGTATTCTCAGAGTTCGCGCGGGCGATGCTAGAGGCGAACGATGACAACCAATGAATGGACTGATCGCTACTTCGCGCCAAATGGCGTTATCACATACGAAGATTGTCCGGTTTGCGGAGCGCCCGATATGCGGGTTGAGCACGGCAGGAGTGGGCGTGGCTCTCTCCAGCACTCTGAACATTGCACAGAGTGTGGAGATTCAATGCCTATTGTTTGCTATGATTGTACATTCTGCCAAGTAACATTGGAGGCCAATATGAAGTCCGGCGACTGGATTGGCTACGATGCGCCGACTACCGACGCCAAGGCACGGGAACTGGCAGCGCGCAGGCTCAGCGTGCCAGAGAAGTGCATTGATTGGCAACATCGTTATGAAGCGTCGCAACGAATGCTGGCGCGGGCGATGCACGAGAACCGCGTCAGGGATGAGTGTCTGACAATCGCGATGAATACGTTAAAATGGTATGCCAGTGATGAGTTCATTTACCGCAGAGCCCACGGAGCATTGACGCAGATCAAGCAGCGCCTGGCGGAACTGGAGCCAGAGAGGGAGGCAAAGAGCAATGATACAACTTAGCCAACTATGCCGCCCCGCCATTGCCTTCCTCATTCTCGCTATTCTGGTGCTCTGCATCATGGTAGTGGCAGGCCGGGCGAGTGATAACGCTGATAGGACAGAGGAGAACCTATGACAATGAGGCGACATCTCAACGTTCCCGTGTCCGACGGGCTGCTGGCGAGCATAGACGAAGCCGCTGCCAGGCGCGGCCTCAACCGCTCCGCGTTCGTGCGCTGGGCACTGAGCCGCGTGTTGTCGGAAGATGAGCCGTACGTCTATGAGCCGCCGACGCTACCTGGCTGGCAAGTCGAGGCGTGGACGCTGCTTTTGCGCTCGCTACTTGGCAAGCACCTGGTGCTCATTGACGGCGTTGAGGTACTGTTACGGCAGGCCCTGGCTATGCTGAACGAGCGAGATATGCAGGTGCTAACGTGGCGGTTCGGGCTGGAGGGGCCACGGTATACGCTGGAGGAGGTGACGGCGGTGACAGGCACAACCCGCGAGCGCGTGCGGCAGGTAGAGGCGCAGGCGCTGCGGCGCATGCGGTACTGGCTGCGGAATAGCGGAATTTGGGAACTGCTTGGACCGCAACTGAACAAGGAGGAAGCGCAATGAACGAAGGGAAAAAGCAAGATACCGAAAGTCTATGGATTAGATTAGTAGAGGCAATGCGTGCCGGCGAGCAAGAGGAAGCCGAGCGCCTGGCGGCAGAGGCTGAGCGGGCACGGGATGATGAGAGGATGGAGGGCAATGATGCCTGCTACAGAACAACAGGAGGAAAGGACGATGACGCTAGATGAAGTACGCGAGGTTTTGAGAGGCGCAGCGTGGACGCGTGAAACGCCGCTCGTCGCGTTGCTCGACGAAATCGTAGAGCAGCACGATGAGCCGATTACTGACGCAGCGGGCAAGCGGACGCCGGGCGCAATAACGCAAGCCTTCGCAGACTATGAGCGCAGCCACGTCTCCAGCGGGCGCGTGGTGCAGTTGCTGATCGGGCTGCGGATGCGGTGCAAACTGCCGCTGTATATACTCACTCCCAACGAGCCAGAGATAGGCAACGAGGGCAACTAACATGATCAGCCAAGCGGCTCTAATCATCGTGGCAGCGGTGACGGTGGCAGTGCTGGTGGTGGCTGTGGTGTATTGGCTAGTCTGTAAACAGGATATGGAATTGTTTGGAGATTAGGCATTCTCGACATTTTGAGGAGGCAATGATGTTCGCTGGATTAGGAATGTACTGCATAGGTGGATTGGCTCTTGGGCTGCTTCTGAGTATTCCAATCGCTATCATGATAATCCGATACCGACGTGAGCAAGAGCGGTTGGAAAGAGAAGCGAAGAAGCGGTTGCGGGAATATGAGGCGGGAGAACGAGAGGCGTATAGGTTGGAGGCTTGACAAATTCCGCAAAAGGCGTATAATATGAGTGAAGGAAAAGCCTGTAGCGGGCCAAATAGTGGCACACAAGCAACCGTTTTTTGGGGTTGTCGCGTAGCCTCCCTGAGTGCCAGGGACGCTACGGGGCTACGAGATAACCCCAAAGGGCGGTTTTTGTTTTGAAAGGAGTCTATGAGTAAAGATTGCTACGGAACTCAAAGAACTCGGCACCGTGCCCGCTACATTCTCACAGCGCAGAAGATCATGCCCGACACCTGGCTTGTGAGTGGTGGAGAGGGAGAGTATGGCGTTACCGTAATTGACGGCGCATATCAATGCGACTGTGGGAAACAAGAGACGGCAACAGATAGGATGTGCTCGCATTGTCTAGCGGCATGGGCAGAGATTCACGGGGATACTGTTTTTTCAAAAGCACATTGACAAGGACGAATTACAATGCCCAAATGGCGTAAGTTACACGTGAAGGCAACTGAGAGTTTAGACATAAACGAGATGCCAGATGACTTTCACCGTTTGCTATGGGTAATGCTACCCCTCGGCCTAGATAGGCGCGGGCGCGGACTAGATACCCCTTCTTGGATTAAGTCAAAGGTGATGACCGTTCGTGAAGATGTAACGCCTGAGATGATAGCAACGGCTATGAACTGGTATGCCAATCACGGGATGGTTGAACGCTATAATGCCAACGGGAGAGAATATTTCTGGATTCCAACCTGGCACGGTTATCAAGGTGATACCTCCAAAGAAGCCGAGAGTAACTTTCCCACACCGCCCAGTTACGTTGACCCCAAAGGAGATGAAGGTCAAGACAAGGTCGAGAGTAGGTCGGGAGTAGGTCAAGAGGAAACTCCAACTAAGTTGGTGTCAGATTCAGATTCAGATTCAGATTCAGATGCACATGTAGATTCACAGGCAGATTCAGATGCACTTAAAGACTCGCCTTCGGCGGCTACCGCCCCACCCTCTGAGCCTAAGTCAAAGCGCGAACCTTCACCCAAACAGCAGGAGGCGCGTGAGATGTTCGCAGTATTGGCAAGCGTCTGCCAGATCAACCTAACCACTCTCACAAGCACTCAGCGTAAGCAACTCAACCAGTCCGAGAAGATATTGCGTAAAGACAGCGCAACCCCCGCCGATATGGAGCCCTTCGCCACCTGGTGGTACGCCAACGACTGGCGCGGCAAGAAGGGCGATGCGCCAAGGCCTGCGCAGGTAAGAGAGACATGGGGAAAGTTCAAGGCGTGGAGAGAGGGAGGACAGCAGCATGGAGCCAAATTCCAATCAACAAACCCAAGAGCGCCCAACTACCGCCCGCCAATCATTGGGGGCCTCAATGCTTGACTTCTCGCAGTCTGTCAAGGCACAAGAAGCATACCGCGCTGAGATGTATGGCGTGCCGCAACCGCCGACCTGCCCATCTTGCGGCGGCATCGGTTGGGTGCGTAAGGGTGCGCCGCCTGGTGATGCGCGGTTCGGTAAGTTGACGCCTTGCGACACTTGCGGCAATAATCGCCATCTCCAGTACATTACGGCAAACTGTGGGCTACAAGGCGCGGAACTGGACAATCGCCTGGTGGCGTGGCGAACCAATATCGGCGGGATACTGAGCAAGCAGCGCCTGGCGGCGAAGCGCGCAATGGAGGACGCTATCCGCAACCGCTGCGGCTTCTTGGCGTTCTATGGAGACTTTGGCGGCGGCAAGACGTTGGCGCTACAGATCGTGGTCAACGAGATGAGGCACAAGCAGATTGAGGCATTTTATGCACCGTTCGCGCTGGTGCTTGATCACTTGCGCTCATTGTTCAATAGTGACAACAAGTCGTCCGGCTTCTGGCAGCGGCTGCTCGATATTCCAGTGCTGGCGCTGGACGAGGTGACGCGCTTCCACGAAACAGGATGGGCGCAGGAACGGCTTTGGTTACTTGCGGATACCAGGTATCGCAGGATCGGATCGCACCTGACAGTATTCGCCACAAACGACGATCCGACGGTGAGCCTGCCGACTTCTGAGCCGGTTGGTTACCTGTATTCAAGGATGCGCCAGGGCTGCCTGGTCGAGTTGCGCGGCGACATGAGAACTCCGCCGCCCCTGAGCCTGTAGCCGACGGCGCGGGCAATAGAGACAAAGGAGAGAATGATGAGAACGCAAGATGAGATTGTCAAACGCATTGAAACACGCAAGGACGACGACCTGCTGGGCTTCGAGACCGGCGAATACATTAACTACTTGGACTTTAGTAATGCGCGACCGTTTCTAAAGGATGATGTAACAGAACAGAATTGGCAAGAGGCAGTGGCTATGATTGGTGTGCCTATTAAGCGGATGCATGCTTATATGGAATTCGCTTGGGGCAAGGCAAACAACAGCCGTGGTATCTCTGCCAATCGTTCAGTTATGCATTGCATCGCCTGGCTGTGGCTTGCAGGTGAGGATGACTTGCTCGCGCAAGTTGAGGATGAATACTGCAACTATCATTTCTATGGTAAGCCTATCTTGGAGATAATATGCGAGCACTTTGACTGGGACTGGTCGCAGTGGGACGATGGCATTAGGACAAATGGATGAGTAGCCGACGGCGCGGGCAATAGAGACAAAGGAGAGAAATGACAGAACATTATATCTTGGACGGCAAAGAACCGGTTGAGGTATCCGACGTTATCACCTGGGCAACCCAGTTTGAGACGGCGGACAGGATAGTCAAGCAGACAACACTTAGCAAGGACATTAGAGTGTCAACGGTATTCCTCGGCCTCGATCATCAGTTCGGTGATGGCCCGCCGCTTCTGTTTGAGACGATGGTATTCGGCGGCGAGCATGATCAAGATCAGTGGCGCTATTCAACGTGGGATGAGGCAGAAGCAGGGCATAGGGTCGTGGTCAACGAACTGGCCTGGGGGCCATTGTTCTGCTTGGTTCGGTGGTGGCGGCGTGCAGTCGCGTGGCTGAGATGAGCGAGGTTCCAATGGACAGCTGGCACGGACTCTACCGCGAGGGTTGGGGCCAGAACCGACTCCGACCTGAGTCGTTTTCGCATCCGGCAAAAAACAGTTACGGCCTGTCCGTGCGCATCTACGAGCACGCGCTGGAGGAAGGCTGGATTGAGCCAGGTCAAACTGTGATTGATTGCTTCTCTGGAATCGGCGGCTTCGCACTGGAAGCGATGTGCCACGGCCTGAACTTCATCGGCGTGGAGTTAGAACAGCGGTTCGTGGACATGGGCCAGGGCTGCGACTGTACCGGCATAAGCAAGGCCGACTGGGCGCGCTTCCAGGGCCGTTGGGGAAAAGCGCGTTACAATGACGGCCGCCACTGGTGTCCTGAGTGCATAATGAAAGCGGGCATAGTGGCGGATGAGCGAGAGTTCAAGCCACTACCGCTACCGGGCACAGAGTGGGCTACCGTAGTCAAGACACGCCAGGCGACGTTGCTCACTAGGCCCGCGTCAACGTCCTACGTGCGCAACAGCGGCAAGATACCGCGCACGGGGGCGCATCGGTATCACGGGAACATAGAGACGTGGGAGGCGCAAGGGATGCCGGGCACGGCGGTCATCGTGCAGGGCGACTCGCGGCGGCTGGGCGAGGTACTAGAGCGGGCATGGCTCTGCCTGTCATCGCCGCCATATACTAGCCGAACAGTTCACGGCGGAGACGGGATAGATTGGGAAGCCTCTGGTGCTCCTGGCGGCCGCTCGATTAAAGCAGATTACGGCCAAACCGCAGGCAACCTGGGCAACCTGCCCGACACCGGCTTCGAGGCGGCGCTGGC